GAGCGGATCCAGTCCACGAGCTGGGGACCATCGGGATGCCCCCGGGTCATGTCCACGACCCAGTAGTGCCCATCGGAGTCGATGGCGACGGTGAGGACCACGGCGGGATCGTGCTCGGTCTTCTCGGAGCGGTTGGGGTCTACGGCGGTGTAATACTCCACCGTCACGTCGTCGTCGATCGGCAGCCGCTCCCCTTCCCAGAAGTCGAAGACATGGATGTCCGCGCGCCGGAAGTGCTGGGTCTCCTGGGGCGTCGGGTCGTTCATGTACTGACAGGACCACGAATATGGGTCCATGGACGCCTTCTGGGCGGCCAGGGATTCCCGGGTATGGCCCGGCTGCTTCCCCGGTTGGCGGGGGAAGATGGGTTCCCCGGGGTACCCGCAGTCCATCACCCACGAATCGAGCTTCTCGTGGAAGGGGTTTTCCTTGTCCATGAGGTAGCCGTAGAGGTCGTCGTGGTGCCAGCGGGTGCCGAGGATCAGGACCCTGGCATCGCCCAGTCGTTGAGGCATGAGGTTGTGGAAGAAGTGCTTGGTCTTATCCCGAAGCTCCTTGGTCGCCACGTTCTTCTCGTGAACCAAGTCGTCGCAGATGATGAGGTTGTAGTGGTAACCCACCGTCTGGGTCCCCTCGGAGGCGAGGATGAAGGAGGGGACTCGGGAGTTGTTCTGCTTCAGCGTGAACTTGTCCACATGCCAGATCTGGGCCTGGGACGAGGGCTTCTCGTGGAAGATCTCGGGGAAGAGCCAGGGGAGTTCGGGGGTGACCAGTTTGTTCTTCAGGTCCCGGACGTAGCCCATGCCGATCTTCAGGACGCCGTGGACCATCAGGGTGCGGTCCTCGGGGCGCTTGATCCAGTTGTAGATCGGGAAGGTGACCGAGCCCAGGGTGGACTTCAGGTGCCCCCGGGGGATGAGGAGCATCTTGATGTGCTTCCCCGGCTTCCAGTCGTTCAGCCAGTCGCACACCGATCGGTGCAGGGGCTCGTACATGGCGTCGAAGCCGAGGATGTCCTCAGCCAGGGCATACATGTCGGTGGAGTACTTCTCCCGCCCCTGCTTCCAGAGAGCCATCTCATCGGAGTCGATCTTGGTGGGCATCAGCCGAGCTTCAGCTTCATCTTCTTGGCGAACTCGGAGAGGTCCTTACCGTCCTTCTCCGTGAACTGAACACCCGCCACCCGGAACAACTCCTTGGCCGCCTGGATCTCCGATCCCACGTCCTGCCCGGTCGCCATGGACCAGAGGAGAAGCTCCTTATAGTAGGCCACGAAGTCGTCCACCGCATCGGCCCCCCGGGCCCGGATGGACGCCTTCATCTTCTCCCGAAGGACGGTCAGTTCGGAGGGAGTACCGAGGTCATTCCCCAGTTCCTTCGACGCTTGGTGCAAGAACGGCTTCATGGAACAGATGCCTCCTCATGGCTTGTAAGAGTACCCTCTGTGCCCCCTGACTGCAACCGATCTTCTCATCCCTGAGCCAGGCCTCGGTGGCGAACCAGAGGAGCCCATCGGTGTCCTTCCGATCATCCCCGAAGTAGAAGGTCCGGGCATTGGCCCCGTAGGTGAAGCTCACCCGCACGGTGCCTCGGTTGAAGAGCAACCACTCCTGCACCTTCCCCACCAGGAAGATCTTGCAGGGGGATCGGAGGCAGACATATCCGTGGGTTATTACTTTAGTCCCCCGGATAGGCTCGAATAATCGGAAGGACGCCACCCCCCACCCTCGGAACGCCTGGGAACTCCAGGAGATCTTATCGTTCCGGGTCCCATAGAGCGGGAAGGAATCCATAGGAACTCTCGGAACCAGGCTCGGCAAGGCACCTCCCGTCGTCTGGGGGAAGAGGGGTTTTCGGGTGATACGTTGGACGTTCGGACACCCGATCGTCGAATCTACCCCCCGTAGCGTGCGAATACAAGGCGCAGGGGGGTGCGGTTCCCCCGGAGCCCTCCACCCCGGGGGTCCCTCGGAGGGCCGGGCCCTCCCCCGGGAGGGGGCGGGGGGCTTATAGGAGTTCCTTGGGACGGAGGGGGATAGGGGAGAAGGGGAGATGGGGGATGATAGGGATAGGTGGGGGATGATAGTTGTGATATTTGACAGGGGTGGGAGGGGGTACTAAGAACCATAGAACCACCGCCCCCGGTGCCCCTTCCCCCCTGAGCCCCATCCCCCATCCGCCCCACGGTCCCCCCGCGTCCATCCGTTCCGTGGGTTCGAGGGGGACCATGGGCGATAGGAACGGGTAGAGGAGTCCTAAGGAGCGGATGTTGTCCACGGTCCCAAACGGCATCATGCGGACCATTGACGAAGGGAACGATGGGCAACGGGAGCACCAGGAGCGATAGGAGCGCAATGGTCCCGATGTTTCACCGGAATTCCTCTCTCTCCGAGAGAACCTAACTCCCCCCCATGCCCCCATGCCCCCATGCTCCCTACGCTCCTTCGCTCCCTTGCTCCTTCGCTCCTATGCCGCTCATGGGGACAGCCGGCTGTAGGTTCCCATGATGCCAAGGGACCTTGGGGGAGATGGGCTAAAGATTCGGGGGAGCTGAAGACGATGGGGAACAGGAGGAGATGGGGTAGATGGAATAATTCGAGAATCTTTGGAACAATCTTGAATGATAGTCGTTTATCCTCTATGATCCGACTACGGCCGCCCGTTCAGGGTGATCGGGGCGGGTCGAGTCCCAAGTGTAAAGGTGTTTCCTATGTCCATCGTTCAATGCATCCGCCATCTGTCCCGGCGCTCTGGGGTCCGACTCCAGTCCGTCGACGTTGAAGACTTGTCGTCCGACGCCACCTTGGAAATGGTGGCCACCGGGGCCCCGGTCCGCCGGGCGGTGAATCGGGTATGGGCCCGGTACTACCGGGGACTCGCCCGCCGCCCGCTTCCTCTCACGATCGACGTTTCATCGGCGACGCTTCCCCGGGATTTCATGGGGGCCCGCTAAGCCCCCCGCGATCGCATAGGACGGGCGATCGTCCATCCCGGGTGGAAATGGTCCCCCGGGGGACGATCGTTCAACAGAACGCAACAGAACGCAAGGAACACGCTATGCTTCCCAAGATGCCCGCGAAGGTCAAGATTATCCCCGGTACGATCATACATGGAACGATGCGCAATGCCGATCTTATCCCGGCATTCCGCCGGGAACTGAAGCGCATCGACGCACTGGCCGAAGGCGCGATCGTTCCGGCCGATGATTCGGAGTCGGACGACGGCCAAGAGGAACTTACCGAATTGTTCGATGCGCTCGACCGGTACGCGCCCCCCGGTCACTACTTCGGCGCACACCCCGGGGATGGATCCGATTACGGGTTCTGGCCGTTCGAAGATTAGAACCCATCGGGGGGGAACGGGGGCCCCCATCATCCCCCGGCATTCCGGCGCATAGGGGCGCCGGAACGTCGCCCGCTGTAAGGATGCGGGCCTTAGCCCTACGGACGGGGACCATAGGAAGGGTGAAAATGAATTCTTTCACTTGCGTCGATTGCCGGGGTACCTTCCCGGTGAAAATGGACGGTGGTACAGGCTACGCGACCACCGACGACGGGGAGCATGTGTGCTATACATGTTGCGGGAAACGAGATGCCGCATATCTCGCCGATCCTCAAAACACCCGATTCTTCGGGTATCTCAAAGTCGAAAACATCGTCCGGGGAGACCGAAATAGGATCGTGACCTATTCACACGCGGGAACGATCCAAAACTGGCCCGGAACCTTGACCATTCCGGCATCCGTGCGGAAGTCTCGCCGATTCACCTTTGGGGGATACATCGAATGGTGGGTAGTGTCCGCCACCATCAACGGTCGCGTATGGTCCGGGGGAGGGCCGGGCCCGGGGATGTATTGCCGCCTCCGCACCAAAGGACCGAAGGTATGATCGCCCGAACCCGTGCCCTAATCCGCCGATGGCGCCTTATGGAGCGGACCTATCGCACCATGGCGCAACAATCCCCCGCCGATGCCGACCGATGGGGGATGATGGCGGCGATATGCCGCCTGCGGCGACTGGACTTGGTTCGGCAATGGCTGGAAATGCGGACGATGATCGTCCGCACGGAAGGAAGGGTAACGCAATGCACGCTTGGGAAGTGATCGGCTATGTGTTCGACGGTGCAGCCTATTGTCCCCGGTGCGAACCCGTGAACCGGGACGAGGCGGACCGGGACGAGGTGTCCCCGATTTTCGCCGAACATCACGATGAAACGATCGGCACAACATGTGATCAATGCGGCCGATGCTACACCGACGACGGCTGGTACACTCACGCCGACGCCGTGAATCCGGTGCTCGTCATCTGGTCCAGGTGCAGCCACTGCAATGCGCAGTGGCCGAACCTTCGGGGAGATGCAGCCGAACATGCTCGGGACGCGCGGCGGTTCGGCTGCACGTCGTGCAGCCGGAAAGAATCCGTCTTCCTCATTCCGCATCAACGGGCCCGATGAACCCATAGCCCCCCGGACCTTCCCTTACGGGGGAAGCGTCCCGGGTGCTAAGGGTATGCGCTCGATTCCAGCTCTCTCTCCTGAAAGGTGAACCCATGTCGTTTCGATTCCATCGCAAGATGTTCTATGGGTGGGCGGAGAACGCCCTATGCCGTCCAGTCCGGGGATACCATCGTCCGAATGAGCCGGCGTGTATCGTCATCGGGGATATGTTTGGCCCCGGCCTCTTTTGCGTCGGTGAGGATCTGCAGGAGGCGCACGACGAATGGTACGAACGGCACGGTATGAGGGTAGAACCCGACGACCCCGCCCTCGCCGATTGGAACAGTGACCAATGCGCCGCTCTCGATAGCGGCGAGATCACCGTCAACGGCGGCGGCACCGTTTGTTGGACCGATCCGTACCTGTGGATTGAAGAATTCCCCACCCTCCGCGACGCCGTCCGGTACTACCGGGAACGGTAGCACCCGCCGAAAACCCCCGGGCAAGGGGCCCGGGGGTGCCCTCTACCCTCATAACAGGTAACACCAATGGAACTACGTCCCCCGCTTTGCATCTCCCCCCGCTTGCTCCCCGCCGTGAAGATCGGGGAGGTATTCGTCCAATTGGATGACATAACCCCCGCTGGAGAACGGGAACGGGCCCATATCATCATCGACGGCATCCCCGGAATGGACGAATACACCGACGATTCGATGAAATCCGGGGCGGGGGGATTCAGCTCCCGGTCCGAAGAAGAAGACGCCACGGCCCGAGAGATCATCGGGGGCTATCTCTCGTTTCTTGATGCGGCGGCGGAAAGCTACGCTTACCGCATGCGCACGGGGAGAACCGGGGACAACGAAAACATGTTCCCCCCGGCCGTCGTCGAATGGGCCCATGCCAACGCCGACGAGATCGGCATGATTCGGATGGAATTGGAAGAAGACTCCGAATAAACCCCCCGGCCCCAGCTCCCCATCCCATCCCAGCCCCCGGCCGATCGCCGGGGGCTGTCTTTTTCCCATGTTGGAGGCTTTGACCATGGCGGTATTCAAAACGTTGTACCGTGGACGCGGCATCTATTGGCACGGCAAAAGAGGGTACGGGGATGAGACTACCCCCGTGGCCGATACCCTCGCCGGGGCCAAAGCGGTGATAGATCGAAACGCACTGAAAGCAGAAGCGGTACGGGTGGCGTCCCTACCCCCGGAGGATCGACACTGGGAGTCCCTCCCCATCGAAACCCGCCGGGCTCTCCGCGATCGATACCGGGGGGAGATCGCCGATCGGTTCTACTCCGTGGCATCGTATGCTTGGTCCCTTCGGGAGGGGTGAAACCCCGGGGCCCCTCATCATCCCATGTAATACAGGGGCCCTTCGGGCCCCATCGAACCCCTAACTGCGGTACCAACGGCCCCCCTACCCCCCGCCCCCGTTCCCTCGCATCGAGGGGACAAGGCCGGGGGGTAGGTCCGTCGGTCCGCTTCACTGCGTCTACCGAACGGCCCCGGGATTTATTTAGGGACGCTTCCCGGGTTTAACCCCCGCGTCCAAGGCGAAAAAAGAAGAACCCCCGAGGACTTGTCACAGCTCGCGGGGGGCTCTTTGTTCACCCCTTGCGGGGGAATTTGGGTTTAGGAGCTGTGACATCCTTTAGGTACAAGCTGGAACCCTCGGGCACAAGAAATTCCCCGAGATTTTTCCATCTTCCCCATCAATTTCTGTCCATAAGGGGTGGCGGGGGACCGATGAACCCCCCGCGCACCTGGTCAACGAAAGGTGAACCCATGACGATCCACGAAATCAAGCAACGGAACCGTGAGCGCGGGCATTACTTCTTTGAGCCCGCATCCATGCGCTTCTTTCGCTCCCGTGTCGGGAGCTGGACCCTTCGGGGCGAGGACGACCGCGTTTATTTCGTCACCTCCGAACAATTCGTGGGGAGCGACCGCCACCCCCACGCCCGCCGCTACACCGTGCGGGCCATGGAAGCGGATGGGGTGGTAAACACCGTGGGCGAGTTCCAAGCCTTCGCCACCCTCCGCGAAGCGAAGCGGGCCGCCCAGGTGATCGCGAAGAAGGGGGTCATTCGATGAGGAAATGGCTTGTTCGATTCCACGGGCGTCTTTCGGGCGCTATCGGCGTCAGCTACCCGTGTGAGGTCATTGTTGAGGCGTCGGATGCGGCGGCCGCTTACCTCAAAGCGTATGACACTCACGAGCATCTTTCCGAGGTTAACGTGACCGAAATTTTTGAAGGGAGCGCCGCCCAATGACCACCCCGAAGCACACGCCGACGCCTTGGCGTCTCGATGATCCCCAGGCGAACCGCCCGAATATCGTGTCCGATCGGGGCCTGGTCGCATCGACCGAACACGGCCCCGACGATGGGCGTCCTAACGCCGCCCTCATCGTCCGCGCGGTCAATGCTCACGCGGCGCTGGTGGAGGCGCTCGAAAGGATCGTGAACGCTCACGCCGCGATGGTCGATGATTTCGAGGAACAGGTCGTCGAGATCGCGAAAGCCGCCCTCCGCGCGGCGAAGGGGGAATCATAATGGACTACGAACAGGAAGATAGGCACGCTCTCACATGGGGAACCGCGGCCGTTAAGTTCAGCGGTACACGCCCAACGATCTCCGACATATGCGAAGAGACGAAAATCAGGTTGCCATTTTCGCACAGTGATTTGTGTGTGCTCAAGATCCTTTGCGAGCGTTGGGGAATCGTCCCGAATATCGCAAACGACCCCTGCTGGCTGGATCTTCAGGGGCCCGCCCTCCGCGCGGCGAAGGGGGAATCATGACCGGATATTGGGCCATCGACACGATCGACGGCGCTGAGCTGGCGGCGGGAATGGACGAGACCACCGCGCGCCGATGTGCGCAGCGGTACGCGACCGAACGAGGGGAGATCGTGACGTTGTACACGGTCGGCATCCTGCCACGGCATACCGAGGAGATCGCACCCGCTTCTTAAACCGATCATCAACCACCCCCGGGGATGGCCGCAACACCACCCCCTATTCTCCCTCCCTCGGGCGCTTTCACCTTTCAGCCCTTGGGCGTGTTCCCCGGCTCCCCGGGGGTGGTTCTTTTCCTTCGTACCTTTGGGGGCTGCACCGTGTGAGAACCCCCCGGACCCCCGACTCCAAGCGGGGGCCCGATAGCGGACGCGGCGGACCATGTTTTCTGCCATGGTCGGGCCTGCCGGGATCGTACCCCGGGGCGTCCATCCGATCCCACGGCCCGGGAAGGGCCCTGGGATCGCGTAGGTTGAACGACCGCCCCCGGGCGAGGGGAAACCCTCGGGGGAGGGCGATCGGGGCTCATATCGAATCGTATGCGAAATGGACGTACCCCCGGGCCGATGTCGTGCATGAACACCACGGGAACCCATCGGCCCATCCCCTGCCCCGCTCGTCGCGGGGTGGGGGTTCTTTCAACCCTAAGGAGGATAGTCTCGTGTTATCGCAGTCGAAACTGGAAGAGACGTTGCGGGCGATGATCGGAAAGACGAGGGCACAAGCCGCTGCGGAATTGAAGATCAACCTCACATCTTTATATGGGCGCATCAGGATCTTGAAGCGGTTGGGAGTCGAGATACCGAAGCCACTACCCAAAGAAACTCTGGACATCGGGCGGCTGAACAAGATCGCCGTCGGAAAACTGTAGATCCACACCCCCGGGGGTGGGCGTGTGGCCCCGAGCGGATCGGGGCGACCGGGAGCGTCGTCTAATCGGGAAGACTCGTGTGTACAACGACAATGCGGGTTCGAATCCCGCCGCTCCCATCATCAACCGTCCGGGTCTTTAGGGCGAGAAGCCACGGCACGGATCGCCCCGACGCAGTTAGGGGGATGAATGCTGCCGCGTGGTCCCGGCGATACGGGGCACCTGACAACCGCCGCGGCGCGGATTCGCCGCAACAAATAGGAGTGGTTCGATGAGTGTTCAGCGGCAGATGCCTCGGTACAAGTGTCACAAGGAAGTATATGCGTTGCGGATCTCGGCGTGCGACGGCGATACCCTTTGCTTCGTCGAGGAGGGGTACAAGCCGATCCTCGTAGGGTCCGCATGGGTCAAGCGACACAAGCCTGAGGTGGGTGGGTTTTATGTCGTCTACCGGGACGGCTACTCTTCCTATTCCCCGGCCGATGCGTTTCTTGAAGGGTACACCCCTCTCGATTAGGCGTGGCCCCGGCGATACGGGGCACCTGACAACCGCCGCGCGTCGGTTACGCGCAGAGGAGGGATGATGAAGAAGCCGAGCGAATGGACGCCGCAGGAGGCGCACGAAAGGTTGCGGAGGATGATCGCCGATTATCTGGAGTGGAAGGGGTGCGTGTCACTTTCGCATACCGTGCGCGCAGGCGAGCGATTCGACTTCCCCGCCGACCCCGTGGAGCGGGTGAGCGATCGTGAATTGAAGACATGCGGGAACGGTTATGCACTGCCCACGGAGTTGCAACGACTGATGGCCCTCGAACTCATCGAGCGGCGGGCGAAGGACAAGGAGCAGGGGCGATGAGCGAGCAACGACACATATCGTTCGGATCGGTGGAGTTCTCACCGCCGGATCACGACGATGAATGCTGCGTGGAGGTCGATGACCATGATGGTGGATTACGCAGATGGTTGAGGCGATCCGAAATGCAAGAGCTTGCCGACTGGCTGCGCGACGTATGGGGCATCACCGGGAAGGAGCCCACGAAATGAGCGAACGAATCGAGCTTTGGGCGACGGTCCGCAAAGGATGCGTCCATGCGTACTACCGCGATCCAGACTTTGCGGCGCGTGTGCGGCGTCCGGACGAGCAGATCGTTCACCTCGTCGAACTCCGCGAGGGCGAGCCGCACCCGGACAAGGTTGATGTGACCATCGAGGACATGCGCGACCAGCGCGACGCGGCCATCGAGCGCGCGGAGAAGGCGGAGGCCGAGATCGCCAACGTCGAAGCGCTCGCCAACAAGCTCGGCATGGAGGCCATGGATACCGAGCGCAAGAGGCTCAAAGACATCATCGAAGGTCTACGCGGGCAGATTGAATGGCTTATCAAAGAACACGCGCAAGAATGCGATGATTTCCATGACGCGAAGGCCGACGAGCGCGCACGGTTCGAGCGGGAGACGGCGGCGCGGTTGCTCGCGAATCCACAGTACGACTGGAACAACGACAACCGTGTATTTTCGTTGGATATTCCGAGTGCGGTGAAGATGGCAAGGCAGTTGGCCGATGCGTGCTTCGGCGCGAAGGAGGCGGGGAATGGGTGAAGTGAAGCGATACGAAATCATGGATCGAACGTGGGGCGGCTACGACATCGTGGAACGCGACACGGGCGAATGGGTCCGCGCCGAGGACTACGACGCGCTGGTCGAACGGAACAAGGATCTCGAAAAGACGATCGACCGTCTGCTCCTGTTGCAGCGGCTCAGCGTCTCGGTTGACGTAAAGGAAGTTTCCAATGGAGATTGAGAAGTTCGAATTGCACGGCGGCTCACAAGATGGCCGCGTGTTCGAGTTCGTGAACCCGTTCCGCCCGTTGACGTTCTCGATGGATGGTCACGAGCGGTATTGCCTTCGGCCCGACAATCAGAGCTTTGGACTTGTCGCACCTGACGCCGAACTTGTGATCCACAAGGACGAGAAGGATGTGCGATTCGGGACGTTGGAAGTTCCCGACGACGGGAAGATTGTTCCCGGGGACGTGTTCAGTGATGGGGGCAAGGCGATAAGCACCGAAGACTACATCGGCGAACTGCGCATCGAGATCGCCCGCCTCAAGGCCGACCTCGCCCGGGTGCGCGGGCAGAGGGATCGGGTGGCTGATGCGCTGAACGGGTTCGACTACGACGGGCACGGGAAGTTTTTGAGGACGTTCGGTCTCGTGAAGGTGGACGGCGAATGGAAGGAGATCGAGGGATGAGCGACCTGAAGCCGTGCCCGTTTTGCGGGGAAGAAGCCGAGATCGTCAACGCATACACGGCGCTCCGCAGATACCGGGCGGCTTGCCGCGATTGCGGCTCTTGGGGTCGATGTGGCGACACCATCGAGGCCGCTGTGGCGCACTGGAACACCCGCGCCGATTCCGCCGCCCTCGCCGCCGCCGTGCATGCGGAGCGGGAGGCGATCAAGGCGCACATCGACAGCGATGCGTTTATGCCGAGCGAATGGGCGCAACGTCAACCGCTCGACGTTTACGCTTGGGAGCGCGGCGTCGCCGACGTGATGACCTACATCGACTCCCGCGGCCCCGCCCCCGCCGTCGATGTGATCAGCGAAGACTTCGCGGTCACGATGAAGACGATCGCGACCGTCTACGAGGAACGGGATCGGGTGATGGCTGTCGTGCGGGAGTTCGTGTATGCGTTCGACGCCGCACGGTCTGCATTTGAGGACGAATCAGTGGTTGATGATGCCTATGTGGAAGCCGAAAACCGCTCGGAAAAAGCATGGGCCGCCCTCCGCGCCCTCGTCGATGGCGGGGGGAAGGGCGAGAAAAAAATCATGGGAGATGACCAATGCACGACCCGATGACTGTTGCGTTCGACATCAAGAGCCCGTTCAAAAGCAAGCCTTCGAAGATGTGGCCCGGCGGCTACCGAAGCACGATCGTCACGATTTGGCACAAAGACCCGTGCCGCGACGGGTCGGATGATTCGTGCGGATGGTTCATGCGTGCGCGACACGGTGACAAGGCTGTGCGCGAGAAGATACTGAAGCGCATCGACTACGAATGGGACGCCCCGCATAGCGGCCTCTTTGACGCCAACGGCAAGCCCGTGTTCTCCGTAACGGCGACCGCGCTCAATCTCTTTCACTTCGCCGCCTTCGAATACTTCGGTCACAACTGGAGACGTACCGACCGATTCATGCGGCGGAATCACTACGACATCGTTCACTTCGCCGAGAACGGCACCGATTCGCTTCATCCGGCGATCGTCAGCAAGTACGGCCCCGTGCCGCGAGATGAGCGGGTCCGCGAGATGGCGAACTGCCTCTACGGGTGGATTCTGCGCGCCGAACGCCGATGGTGGCAGCATCCGCGGTGGCACTTTTGGCACTGGCGGATTCAGATTTTGTCGCTTCAGCTTTTGTGGCGCACGCTGTTTGTCCGGTGTGCGAAGTGCGGCGGGAGATTCAAGTACGACGAATCGGCGTCGGGAAGTTGGAACGGCGATGCAATCTGGCACTCGCGGTGTGATGGCGTTTGCGCCGTCAGCAAAGACGCCGCGATTACCGACGAGGCGAAGGACGGAGGCGCGAGATGAGCGACCTCCCCGACGACAAGTTCACGCCCGAGGCGATCCTCGATCCCTACCGCGCGGAGATCGCTCGCTTGCGGGGACTGCTGGCGGATGCGCGCCGAGTGTGTTCGTTCGTGCGCGACTACTGGCCCGGGCTTGAGGACGGACTGAACTGGCCGCAGCGTCCCGAGGACGATGCGATCTACGATGCGGCTTGCCGCGTTTGCGAGGAGGACACGAAGGGATGACCTACCAATCGGCGCGAGAATATTACGACGACATCGCACGCGAGTATGATGGAGAACGGAGGCGCGAGGGGATGAGCGACGAAGAAGACATCGACGAGAACTGGAGCCTGCCGCCGCGACCGCTCCGGCCGCTTCCGCAGGTGGCGAAGCTGACGGAAGAGAGGGACCGCTTGCGCGCCATGCTCGTCAAGGCGTGCGTGGAGATTGCACGGTTCTCGATCGACTGGCGCACCGACGAAAGCGTGCGCGTATATCTCGATTCAATCGAGCGCGATTACGGCGTGCGACTGAGGGTGAACATGGTTACGCGGACGGTTTCGGAGGACACGACCAATGAGCCGCACCAATAAGCGCCCATACACGGGGTCGAAGCGCATCGACCGCTCGTGCCGCAATCACGGATCGTGCCCGTGGTGTCGCGGGAATCGGCAGCACAAGAACGCACGACGGATTCCGTTGGAGGACACGACCAAATGAAACGCACGTTCTTGGTGGAGATCGAGAGCAACGGCCATCCCGCGTTGTGGAACGACGAAGCGATTCAATACCGGATCATGATGTCACCGAGCGATTCCGTCTTCGTCACCGACATCACCGCCACGCACGCGAAGGATCGGGAGGTGATCGAGGCGGCGCTTGAGTTCGAGTTGTTCTCGACCGACGGCATACCGGACGTGTCCGCCGTGGAGCGTCGATGGTCGAATCTCGTAGGCAAGGTCCGCGAACTCCGCGCGATGATGAAGAAGAAGGCGACCGATGACTCTTTGACCCTCGTGAAACCGAAGCCGAAGAAGCCGCGCAAGAAGAAGGGGGAAGCATGAAACTCTGCAAGGACTGCAAGCATTGTCGCACCGACCTCGCGTTCCGATGGTTGCCGTGCTGCAAGTACGACTTCGCGAAGTGCGCCCACCCGAGCGCCATCATCCGTTCCGATCCTGTGTCGGGGTACCAGGAGCACACGTTCTGCGAACTGACGCGCGAGTGGGAAAACCGTTGCGGCCCCGACGCCAAGTTCTTCGAGCCCTTGCCCCCGAAACGCTGGTGGGAGTTCTGGAAATGAAGCAATGGCAACGCATCGAATCGTGGCTGTCCCTCGGGATCGCCGTTCTCCTCTGTCTCTGGGCTCTGGCCGCCTGAACCCGAAAGGAATCTCTCGATGAAGCTCGGTATCCTCATCCCCTTCCGCGCCAATCTCTACCCCGAGGCCGTGGCCTCCTGGATGGGGATGCTCGGCACCCTCGGGTCCATGCGGGGGGTGGAATACGCCTTCTACTACCTCACCCGGTCCCATGTGCAGGTGGCCCGCACGGAGCTGCTCCGGGCCGCCATGAAGGACAAGATGGACTGGATGCTCTGGTTGGACGATGATGCCGTGGCCCCCATGGATCTCGTCTCCCGCCTCTGGCAAAGCGTGGGCAAGGCGCATTGCATCATCCCCTGGTTCACCACCAAGCAGGGGCATAGCGTCACCTACGACCTCCACATGGACGAGACGAAGACGCCCCGAGAGGTCATCATCCCCGGCGGTGCCGACAACCGATTGCCCAAGGTCGAGGGGGGACGGTTCGTCGGGGGAGCGGGGTTCCATTGCGTCCTCCATTCTCGGGTGGCGGGCATGGTCGTCGAGGAGATGTCCAAGGGCATCCCCTTCGACGTGGACATGCACGCCGATCGTCACACCGCCGAGGACGTGTGGTTCTACCAGCACCTCTTCCTCGGGGGGATGAAGGTCTGGCAGGACTGTGACATCCACGTCGGTCACATCGGAACGAAGATCGTATGACCACCTTCGATCTCTCCATGGGCAAGCGCCCCTCGAACGGGTGGGTTCACTTCAAGTGCCCCGTCTGCCCCACGAAGGGCCTGGGCCCGGATACCGGGCACCACCTGGGCATCCATACCCAGTCCCGGGGCATCCATTGCTGGCGGTGCGGGGCCCGGTCCCTGCCCGTGGGCTATGGGGTGGCGGGATGGGGGCGGAAGCTGGACTTCCCCTTGGACATCAAGGGGATCACCCCGAAGTACAGGTGGCCCCGCATCCCTTTCGGGGAGCACCCGGCTTCGCCTTGGGGGGCCCACCCCGACGCCCTCCGGGGCGAATGGGTGGAGACCCCCCGGGGTCCGGCGGTGCTGATGCCCTTCGCCGGGACCGATGGGTATCAGATCCGCTTCACCGATGGGCAATCCCCAAAGGTGAGGAACTACGGGCTGAAGGGTCCGGCATGGGTACGGCAGGAGGAGCCCGGGGCTCCCGTCGTGGTGGTCGAGGGATGGGCCGATGGGTTGGGGTTCCCCTTCATGCGGAACATCCTCGCCCTCCTTGGCGTGGACAACGCGGGGAAGGTGATCCGGGAGGTGCTGCCTTCCAGCCGGGTCAACCTCGCCCTGGACAACGATCCGGCGGGGGTGGCGGCTCGGGATGCGGTGACCCGAACGCTCCTGCGGATGCACCGCGAGGTGTGGTGGGCCCTCTACGAGGGCAAGGACCCGGCGGAAGCCGTGGTCCCGATCGAATGGGTTCCGATCCAGAGTCTCTCGGACATGAGGAAGTTCAATGCCCGTAAAGCTCCCCAAGCGTAACGAGTTCGTGGAGGACCCTGCCCTCCCCAAGGGCTACCTCTCGGTGAGCGCGGTGGAACTCTACCTCGCCTGCCCGATGTCCTACTATCTCCAGTACATCGAGGGCCATAAGCCCACGACCGTACCCCCCTCCCTCGTGGAGGGAAGCTCGGGGCACGAGGTCCTGGAGATCGCCAACATCGAGAAGGCGAAGACCGGGGATGATCTCTCCGAGAAGCAGATGATCGAGGCGTGGGACGATACCTGGTCCACCAAGAAGAACGAGGCCGAGTGGAAGGGAGAGGAGGAGAAGCCCGACGATGTGCAGGAGCGGGGGAGAATCCTCTTTGCGAAGTACCGGAAGAACTACGCCCCGAAGTCCACACCCCTCTCCGAGGGGCACATCGAGAAGCGGATCGAGACCTCCATCGGCGGGGTCCCCGTCGTGGGGTACATCGACATCATCCGGCAGGGTGACGAGAGCCCCGTGGTGGCGGACTACAAGTTCGTGGCCCGGGCCAAGTCCCTCTCCGATGTCGAGAAGGGGCTCCAGCTCGGCGTCTATTCGATCGCCGAGGGGATTCCGCAGGTGGAGTTCCTGTGCTTCTGTAAGACCAAAGATCCGAAGCTCGAACGCATCAAGAGCGGGCGCACCCCGGAGTCCCTGGACAAGGTGGTGCGGGTGTTCCAGGGGGTGAGCAAGGCCATCAAGAGCGGGGTGTTCCCGTTCTGCTCACCGGACTCGTGGAAGTGCGCGGGTGGGAAGAAGTTCTGCGGGGTGTGGGAACACTGTCCGCAGGGAGGGAAGAAGTGATGCCGACGATCGACCCATACGACATCGTTCCGATGCCGCCCCAGGACTTCCTGGTGGGGCTCCAGATGGCGAAGCCCTGGAAGCCCGAAGAGGTCTACCGCATCGTGGTGGCCGGGCTCATGGGCCTGGGTCAGGGGGACCTCGCCAAGGCGGCGGCCCTGAAGTTCTCGGAGATGGTGATGGAGACGAAGCGATGAAGCTCATCATCGGCATCGACCCGGGGATGACGGGGGCCGTGGCCGCGATTGGGGTATGTGGTGTCGGCGTTTTCGAGGTGCAGCGTTCAGCCGATGGTAAACGGATTGAACTACCGAACATCCTGACCTACGCGGGGGAGACTGTTCATGTCTTCATCGAGGACATCAACGCCACCCCCAAGTTCGGATCCCAGACCTCGTTCAAGATGGGCCGAGCCTTGGGTGCCCTGGAGACCTGGGCGTCCATGATCCCGGGGGCCAGCATCGAATACGTCAAGCCCCTGAAGTGGAAGAAGGCGTTCGGGTTGGTGCTCTCGAAGGAACAGAACTCAAACGAGAAGAAGCGGGTGTCCCTGGAATGTGCCCGCCGTCTCTTCCCCCAGGTGGATCTCCACCGGGTGGCGGATCACAACAAGGCCGAGGCGCTGCTGATCGCGGAGTATGGACGGAGGGTGATGGGATGAGCGACACCGGATGGGAGAACATCACGAACACCCTCGGCGAGACCCGAACCGACATGGACCTCGAACAGGTCATGGGCATGTATGCCAAGTTGTGCCTGGGCAAAGAATCGTTCACGCCCGCACCGCGCCTGGTGACACCGCGCGAATGGGAAGCCTTGATGGACCACGAACGCGAACGCACCTGGACCTCCCACATGGAAGGGGACATCGAAGAATGATCGTACTCACCGAGGCCACCACCGCCGAGATCGTCCAGGAACTCAAGCGCCGATGCCCCTGCGGCATCGTCGCCTTGGATGGGGTATCCCTGGACGGCAAGTACGACGTGGCCCTCTGCTCCTGGGGGACGGATTACTTCGTAACCCTGGGGTTGGCGACCGAGATGGTGGCCCATGTGATGGGCCGCCGGGATGAGATTAAGCGGGATGACGATACGGAGTACACGGGACAATGAGTTGGAACCGAAAGACCACCCGACACGATCGAAAGAACCGCAAAGGCAAGTGTCTTCTGTCTCGCGGGGGGAAACATATCGTCCCTGCGCATATCAAAGACGGCAGGGCGTTCATCACCGATCGCCGCTGCGTCTTGTGTGGTAGGTTAGTATTTGGCCCTGCTTTCATCCACATCACACGGTCCTACAGGTACGCCAAGTTCCCGCTGGCGTTCAGCAACACATGACCTGCACCCATGCTGCACCCACCCCGAGTATGGCTGCACCAACTCTGCACCAGCCCTCGAAAACGCTTCACCAGAGGTTCACCAGCGATGACCTGCACCGCCTGTCCGCTTCACCTATCGGCCCGGACCGTTTGCTTGCACGCAAAGGCCCCTTCCCGGGCCGATGTGCTCGTGGTCCTGGACAATCCCTCGGAGGAGGAGGATCGCCAAGCCACGGCCCTCCTGGGGCCCTCGGCGGACATCCTGACCACGGCCCTCGCCGGATGGTCGAAGATCACATGGGCGGTGACCCATCTGGTGAAGTGCAGAACCCCAGGGGGTAGACCCGCATCGGTGAAGGAGCGGCAGACATGCGCGGACGAACACTTGGCGAAGGACATCGAGACCGTTGCCCCGCAGCTCATCATCGCCATGGGCGATGCGGCTTTCCATACGCTGGCGGGGAGGACGGGGATCATCAAGTGGGCGGGGAAGACCTTCGTATCCCCCCGCACCGAGGTCCCCGTGATGGCCTGCCCGTCGCCGGGATATGTGCTGCGGAATCCTGGGTACATGAACGCCTTCACCGGGGTCCTCTGGCGGGTGCCCTCCCTGCTCGCTCCCCGGAAGAAGACATCCTACACCGTGTTGCGGGGGACGGCCGAGGTGCAGCGATATTTGAAACGCTCCTCCGGGCCCTGGGCATTCGACTACGAGACCACTGATCTGTCCCCCTTCCGAGGGAAGGTCATATCGGTGGCCGTCTCCGACCGCGAGGGGGAGGCGGCCATCTTCGACCCCAACACCGTCGCTCCCGTGTGGCGATCGTGGCTCCGGTCCCCTCCCCGAAAGGTCGTTCACAACCTCTACTTCGAGAGCATCTGGTCCCAGGTGCATTTCGGAGTGGAGCCCCTGAACGTGTGGGATACCCAGTTGTTCGCCAAGTTGCAGGACGAAAATGCCACGTCTCACCTCAAAGACCTCGTGCTCGAACTCACCGACCTCGGGAACTACGCCCACGGTGTCGATGTCGCAGGAGCGGGATGGGAAGGCAAGTCCCTCGAAGACCTCCGAGACTACAACTGCGGGGACGCGGACGGTACACTCCGCATCTACCGTACCCAGCAAGGTCTACTGGCAGACCCTTGAGCACCAAAAGGCCCTGGCCCGCATGGGGTTCTTCGGGGCCAGGGTGAATCTCGAACGGTTGGTCCCCCTGGCCTCGGAGATCGAGAGGGAGATCGGGGACATCAAGGCGGCGATGAAGGAACATGCGGTCTACCGGGCCTTCTTGAAGGCCCTGGGGATCGAGGACCTGAACATCAACGCCCCTGTGCAGAAGCAGGCGTTGGTGTTCAAATACCTGGGCCTCCAGCCCGACAAGAAATCGAAGAAGACGGGGAACCCGTCCTGCGATGGTGACTTCCTGGAGTACCACCAGGACGCCCACCCGATCCTCCCGTTGATACTCCGATGGTCGGAGCTTGCGAAGCTCCAATCGAGCTTCGTGGAATCCCTGCCGGACCTTGCGGTCCCCGAAGGAGATGGAGTCCATGGTGTCATTCATCCTTGGTGGCGGGTCGGTGGCGCTCGTACTTGGCGTCTTAGCTGCGCTGATCCAAATCTCCAGAATCAAGCGAAGGTTGCGGAGCTACGCCGATGCTTCGTCCCTCGCCCCGGATACACCTTCGTCGAGGGGGACCTGTCCCAGGCCGAGCCCCGGATCATCGCCTCCCTCTCGGGGGAGCAAGCATGGATAGATGCCTTCCGCCAGGGGCGGGACATCTACGTCGAGATCTACAAGAAGACCAAGGGCGTGACCGAGGTGTCGAAGACCCAGCGGCAATGGGCGAAGACCTTGCTCCTGGCCGTGTCCTACGGCCTCTCCCCCAAGGGCGCGGCCCAGAAGCTCGGCATGAGCGTCGATGATGCTAAAGAATTAATTCTGGATTTCTGGGACAATCATGCCAATATCCTGTCCTGGAAGGAGGAGACCGAGCGCATGGTGCGTGAGGTCGGTGAGGTCTCTGCCCCTCATGGGAAGGTGCGCAGGTTCGATCGCATGGAGATCCAGAAAGCCCTGGAGGGCGAGGCCGAGGGAGACAAGCGTTCGTGGGGGATCATCCAAGGGATCTACCGACAGGCGGTGAACTTCCGCCCCCAATCCCTCTGCGGTCACCTGGCCCTGGAGATTATGGTGCGAAGCCACAAGCGGTATCCCCGCTGGCCCATCGTCCTCCAGGTCCACGACTCGGTGCTCTGGGAGGTGCCGAACGATGAGGCCCTGAGATCGGTCCCGGTGCTGAAGGCGATGATGGAGGAGGCGGGGGATCACGAGTGGTTGAAGGTTCCCCTGAAAGCCGACCTGAAGATCGGGGAGGACTGGGGTTCCATGAAGGAGGTCAAGTAGATGCCGATGCCCATAACGAACCGCCCGAAGACCCAACGCATCACCGCCTCGGCGACGGTGCGGGCCAACGTGGGAAGGTTCGAGCACATCGAGTTCACCATCACCGAGGAGGTGACGGTCGAGAACAATGCGAACATCGCCGATGTCCGCAAGGTATTGCTGGAGTCCCTCCAGGACTCCCTCGTCGAGGCGGGGGCCCGCTTCGTCGAACCGCTGGAATGCTCCTCGATGGGGAAAGATCCGGCGGGGCAAGTGGCCTGTCTTTTCAAGAATGTCTCTGACAACAAGGAATCGAAATGAGCTGGATTCAGAAGTTCGACAAGGTGAAGTCCAAGGGCGGGGCGGCCTTCCTGAAGATCAAGGAGGGCGAGAACCTCTACCGCTTCTTCACCTTCAAGCACACCCTGAACGAAGGGGACTTCGTGTTCGAGCGCGAGCAGCGCGGGTCCGCCAAGGTGGGCGACGTGACCGAACAGGGTTTCGTCATCTCCCGCAAGCACTTCAACCCGTTCTCCATGTGCGGGAAGATGAAGTCCATGACCTCCGGGGCCCGGATCGGCAAGTGTGAGGTCTGCGACCTCGTGGACGAACTGAAGTCCTCGGAGGCCAAGAGCGAGCAGGAATCGGGCAAGCGCCGCGAGGCCAACGACTCCTACTCCTTCGTGGTCGTGGACCTCTCGGTCCAGCCGTACTCCTACGGCGTCCTCGAACTCTCCCGCAACAACGGCCTCACCGTCCTGGAGGAGGAGGCCATCATGCAGAAGAAGGGCAAGTCCCTCTTCGGGTTCACGGGCCAGGACATCTCCATCCGCTACTCCCCCAAGGAACCGGACAACAAGAAGAAGTACAAGGTCTCCCGGGTGGACTCCTCGGAGTGCGTCACCCTCAAGCCGTCCCAGGTCCAGGGTACCCCGCCGGACCTCTACGGCATGGAGCACTTCATCCCCGATTCGTTCAAGCAGTTCTTTGTCCCGAACGAGGAGGCCCCGGCCCAGGGAAACAACCGCCCCCCGACCGAGGACCCGGCCCCGGTGGCGAAGGCTGCCCCTGCAACGGCCGCCAAGGCCCCTGGGAAGGCCAAGGCTGCGTCCAAGAAGGCCGAACCGACCTGGCCCCCGGTCGAGGGCCAGAACGTCCTGGTGGCCTTCGGGGAGGAGAAGAAGCCGGGCGTTTGCAAGGACGAGGGAACGGAGACCGGGGACGACGGCACCCGCACCTGGCAGGTCGAGGTCGAGGGTGATGTCTACGCCTGCACCCTGGAAGAGATGGCCCCGGTCCAATGAAGAAAGATCAACCGACCATCGACGGGATCATCTGGGCGGCGAACTACCTGCTGGAACACCCCAAGGCTTCCTGGGTGGAACTCCAGCGGCAACGCCCCCCGGGGATCAAACTATGGAAGGGCATGATGGGGGTGGTCCGCACCTACCAGGCCACGGGAACGGTCTCCATCCCCGACAGCCCCCCGCGCAAGCGGGAGCCCAAGGACGATGAGCCCGTGATCCCCGCCCTCCAGCGGGCGATCGGCTCGATGGCCCGGGAGATCGAGACGTTGAAGGTGCGGTTGGCGAAGCTCGGCGTTTGATGGGGGTGAGCGGTGAGCGAATGGACCGAGGGTTTCCAGAGGGCCTACCTCGCGGCCCTGCTGAATGGGATGGTGGGGCATCGGTTGGATGCCCTGGCCGTCCCCCTCTTCTCGGGGGAGAGGGCTTCGATCGCCTCGGCGATCGTGGCCTTCCACGAGAAGCGGAACGAATGGCCGAGCTTCGACATCCTCCCCGCCCTGGCGGGGGACGATGCTCTCTCGGAGATCGAGCGCATCCGGCGGCAGACCCGGGGAGCCCAACAGCACGCCGCCGAGGAGGGCGGCCTGGCCCTCCGCAGGGAAGCCCTTCGGGCCTTCGCCCTCACCGTGGACGAATCCGCCACCGCCTCCCCCGAGGTGTGGGGCGGGCTGCCCAAGGGCCTCTCCGAGGCCCTCTCCCTGGGGCAGTCCGCTCCCCCACCTTTCTCCTACGCCGAGGGGTTCATGGAGCGCCATGTGACCCAACGCCACGCCTTCACCGCCCCCACGGGAATAGCCCCGCTGGATGAGGCTCGGGAGGGTGGGCTTCACGAGGGGGAGGTGGGATTCATCCTGGGTGGGACCAACGTGGGCAAGAGTCAGTTGGTGATCCACTTCGGGGCGGCCCATCTCCTCTCGGGAGGGCATGTGCTCCATGTGTCCCTGGAGATGGGAGGATCATCGGTCGCCGCGAGGTACGACCGGAACATCACCCAGATGGACAAGTGGGAGATCATGGAGAACCTGAAGCGGGCCGAGGCCCTACGGAACGAGCGGGTGGACCCGAAGCACCTGGACATCCGGGTCTATCCCCGAGGGGGGATCGGGGTGCCGGGGCTCTACTCCCTGGTCCAGGAGGCGAAGCAGCGGTGGCAGACCTTGCCCCTCCTGATCGTGGATTACTTCTCCCTCCTGAAGGGCAACGGCAGCGACGATCGCCACCGCGAGGTGGCTCAGATCTCGGCCGACCTATCGGCCCTGGCGCAGAGCGAGAACATCGGCATCTGGAGCCCCTTCCAGGTGAACCGAGGAGGGTACAAGAAGCATGGGGGCGATAGCCGGGTGGGGCTGGAGGATGCGGGGGAGTCGTATGCGGCGACCCAGCACCCGGACTACCTGGTGGCGATGAATCAATCGGATACCGATCGGGCCCAAGGGAAGATGTTCCTGGAGGTCACGAAGGATAGGAGCTACCAGTTCGCCAGGGCCAACGTGCGGGTGGACTGGGCGCGATCGAGGGTCATGTTCGAGAGGGAAAGTTGATTGTGGATACACGTCCCCGGGTTGTCTCCATCTGCGCCGGAGTGGGAATGCTCGATCTCGGCGTTTCCCTGGCTGTGGGATCTCGAACGGTGTGCTTCGTGGAGAGGGAAATCCCTGCCTGCGAAGTCCTGGTTGCGCGTATGCAGGACGGCCTCCTCGACGACGCGCCTATCTGGTCTGACCTCACGACGTTCAACGCTAAATCGTGGCGCGGAAGAGTGGATATTGTCGCTGGGGGAATCCCATGCCAGCCCTTCTCGGCGGCAGGGAAACGACGAGGGAATAAAGACCTCCGCGCCCTTGCTCCGCATGTGTTGCGGATCGTCGAGGACTGCTCACCTTCCGTGGTGTTCATCGAAAACGTCCCCCTCTGGGTCTCTCAAGGACATGCTCGCCTTGCGCTGCAAGGACTTCACAACCTGGGTTACGAGGTCGCGGAACCACTGTTCATCCGTGCGTCGGACTTTGGGGCACCGCACCGACGCGAGCGCGTTTTCGTCATGGCCTACCGCGACGGCTGGCGACTCAAAGGCATCAGGCAATCGGCCGCCGACATCGCACGCCGGAACGACGCTGACCGGGGCGACAAAGGAATGGCCCACCCCGCGAGCGTTCGACGCCAAGGATATGCCGACATCCGAGGGATACAGGGACAACCTGATTCGTCGATTGGAAACGTGGGCAACACCGACATGCAACACCCGCGACAACCCAGGACAAGCGAATCGGAACAGTGTCCCACTTGGCCGCCAAGTCCTTCAGCCGACTGGACCGGAATACCCGACACCCTCTGGCCCGCGAAAGCTGAACCCCGCGTTCGTCGAATGGCTGATGGGCATTCCTCACGGGTGGACCGACTCCGCGCCTGTGGAAACGGCGTCGTTCCGGTCGTGGTGGCATACGCATTCCAAACTCTTGCAAGCAGTCTCGGGGTCTTTTCAACGGAGGAGTGCTGAATGATCATGGAGAAGAAGGACGATCTGGAACTGCTCAGGTTCTACACGAACGCCATGGTAGCCCTACAACACGTCGAGCTGGCGCTGCGGTGCTTCGACAGGGACCTCGCTCATAAGACCGCCCTGCTGGCTCTGGAGGCAGCGAAGAAGGCCGTTGACACCCTGGATGAGGAGGACAAGCACAACGCCTCCCTGGAGTTGGCCAAGGCCGAGAAGGAACTGGCGATGGTCTACGGCAAGATCATCGCCGACACCTGAAACGCGAAGGGCCGGGGTTCATGGCCCCGGCCCCCTCGGCCGCATCAGCAGCCCTTCTTCGACTTCTTCTTCTTCGGCATGGGTCACCTCCTTTCAGGTGCTCTTGGCCTCGGCGATAACGGAAGCGATCGACGGATGATCACCCCCAAGATTCTTGACCTCCTGTTTCAGCAGGGCCAGCGATGCCTCGGGAAGTTCCTGGGACGCACCGACCAGGATGCCCACGGTCTTCTTGAGCTTCGCGGCGCTCTTGGCCTTGGCGTAGGCGATGAGAACGCCACCGATCCCGGCGAACCCCGCTGCGTCTGCGAGCTGTGCGAGTAGGTCCTGTTTCTTCTCGGGGGTGAGATCCTTGTCTCCGGTGATGACCGTGGCGGTGCCCGCCTTGGCCCCCTCGAAGGCGGAAGCCTTGGCCTCCTCAACGATCTTCTTCCCCTCGTCCTTCAACCCCTGGGCGACTTTCTGGCCCACCTCCTTGCCCATCTCCCCCAGGCGATCCTTGGTCGAGTCCGACAAGCAACCCGTCGAGATAAAGGGCAGAAGGATCAGCGGAATCAGCACTCGTCGCATGGCGATTCTCCGTTGGGCATGAAGCAGGTGACCTCCCCAAAGCCAGCCCGAACTCCAGGCCCGGATTGGGTAGGGGTGCCGGGAGTCCCGCATCCACTCGGAGGCGCAGGTCTACGCTCTCCCACATGGAGCAGGACAGGGATAAACTCACCAGTGAGCATATCGTAAGTGTAGTCCATCGGAACCTCATCAGGTGCTCCAGCACGGAAGCGAACACTCACAAAACCCTGCGAGCCGGGCAGCATCACAGCAGGGTCTCATGCAGAAAGGGATCCAGCGCGGTCATCATCTCGAAGATGTTGCCGAACTTCACCTCATGCCCGTCATGGTTCTTCTGGAACGAGGCGACCACGGTGCCGTCCTCGTAGGCGGTGATGAGGACCTGGGCCAGGGGGTCCACATCGTTCGGGACGTAGAGCTTCATGGTGTAGGAGAGGGGATCGCGGTGGACCTGGGCCTTGGGCTTACCGATCAGCATGGGGGCTCCTTAGGGGACGATGGGGAACTCGACTTGCATGGCGAGGACGGCGGCCTTGTGGCGTTGCGCCCAAGCGCTGTTGGTTTCGCCCGCGAGTTGTTGGGTGGTGACGGTGTGCGATCCGTTCACGCTCTTCCAGGTCGTCGATACGCTCGGCACATCGGCCTCCTTCTGCGGCGGCTTCGCCGCCAGCACGTCAAGTTTCTCGTTCATCTGCACGGTCCCGTGCCCGACCCATCCGAGCATCGCGACCACGATCATTGCACCAGCCGCCGCGATCCTCTTCATCGGGGGAATCTCCACGCATCACTTAGACTGCGTAGATTGTACCCGCTTCATCTGCTCCTCAAGTACCGAAAGCCGGGAAATCGTGTCCCGTTGGTACGTTGAGATTTCATGCGCCTGGACTTCCACCGTGGACTCGATCTTGCCCAGGCGAGACGAGAGACGATCGAACCCCGAGTTCACCGATCCGGTCAGCAGGTCAATCTTCGCATTCGCGTTGGTGGCCCCGGCCACGATGAACGCCGTAGCGCCGATCGCGAGGACGAGGACACCGATAGTCACCGCTGTTTCTTGGCCGATGATTGGTTTTGTGGACAGGTCGGGCATGATTTCCTCAGATCGCAAGGGCGTTGAAGGTTGACTGGGCGGCGCTGCGGCACGCCTCGTGTTGGGTGGCGTTCATGTGGGGCTGGCCCGTCCCGGTGGCGTTCAGCACGTCCCAGGTATTGGCAAGCCCGGCCGTACCGATGAGCGAGGAGAAGTCATAGAACCTCCCCGTGTTGGCAACGTAATCCGTTCCCGTGGCCGCGAACTGATAGAAGGCTCCCGAGGTGTTGTTGACCCCCGCCTTGAACTGGGAAAGGGCGGTGAGCCCGAACGGCCCACCTTGCACCGGAGCGTTGTCCCAGATCGCGTCGGTGGCTTGAGCACACCCGACGAAGATCGGGACCCCCGCCCATTGCGTTCGTAGGGACTTGATGAGGCTCGTTGTCGTGGACCCCAGATTCGCCTTCTGTGTGGAAGAGAAGTCGGTGGAGCCGCTGCCGTAATTCAGCACGGACTCGTAGAAGTTCTGGATGTAGTTGTTGTACCCGGAGGCAATGATGATGCACCCTGGGGTCCATCCCCCGGTCCAATCACCCACGACGGTAAAGTCGGTGGCGTTGGTGTTCGTGCGATACTTGAACCGATCCTCGAAGTTCTCGTAGAGACCAGGCCACCCGGACGTGCCGCTGAACACGGTGGTTTTCCACACGTTCCTCTGCGCGGCACTCATCTTGGTTTGCCACATACCCCCGGTCGAGTTGTTCATAATGATCGGGATGTAGTTGTTGGCGGCGCACTTGGTCTGGATGATCGTCCAGAACCATTGCTTCACCACCCCGTAATAGTCCCAGTCCTGGGTGCCTACCGAGTTCTGCCCCCCATTGAGGAACATGGCTCGATGCTCAGTGAACGAAGGGAAATTGGAAGATCCAGCCTCGGTAGCCAATCGCCCTTCGCAGTTGGAGTCCCCGAGGATGTAAAACTTCTTCCGCGTGTTGGCAAAGGTGATGGTCGAGAAGGTCATACCCGGGGAACCCAGGAACCCCGAGACCTCGATGAAGCCATAGGTCGCACCGAGGGCACTGTCCGCCCCGGTTGCGCCGATGGCGGGCTGGAGGTGGGTATCGAACTTGCAATCCCCATCCGGCATATCCGGGGGCAATGAAGTTATGACCTGGATGTAATAAGTCGTCGCCGGGACGAGATCGGTATAGAAGTAGTGCCCGCCCGAGCCTTGGGTCATCTTGTGCCCAATGGAGTAGGTGGTCGAGGCGTAGAGACCAAGCTCGGTGGTGGACTTCCTGGCGACCATGGACCCCAGCCGCACGGTCCTGCCCGACACGCCGTTGGCGTTCATGCAGATGCCGAAGCAGGTGGTCCCACTCACCAACACCGTGAAGGATGCAGCGGTCTGGTTGGTGCGCCAGTAGGTGGGCGTGGTCTTGTTGTCGGGCCACCATCCCGGGGAGACGATGACCTTCGCCCCGGTATCGACATTCCAGGATGTGGCGGGAGTTCCCGTGCTGATCTGAGAATCAGACCAGAGGAACTTCTTGGTGTTCATCGCGGTCGTACCGCCCATCATCCCGATCATGGCTTACGACTCCACTTCGTAGACGAGGCATCCGCCCACGGTGGTCGGGGTGCTCAGGGTGATGTTCAGGGCGGTGGTGGCGGCGGTGACCATCCAGCCTCCATCGCTCTCGGGGAGAATGAATCCGCCCGAGTCCTGGAGCTTGATGGTCCCCGTGAGGGCGGTACCACCCGTGCCGCTTTTGATGACTGCCGTGCAGGCACCGCTGGCGACGAGGAAGAGGGAACGGACGCGGATGCGTCCACCCGTCACAGCCGCCACGACATCGGCGGTATCGGTGATCGCGATGCTGGCGTAGAGCGGTCCTGAGCGAGCCATGATGATCTCCTATTGCACCGGGGCATGATAATCGCCCCGCTTGTCCTTGGTCAATCCCAACTTCTTCGCGGCGGTGTCGATGGCGTTCAATCGGGCCATCTTCGCGGCCATGAGTTCCTGGAGCTTCTGGAGGTTCTGGTCCTTGGTGGACTCGTTGCCCCGCTCCACCTGCACCTTCATCTGGTGCTTCAACTGGCTGATCTCGTTCTCCACCTTGCCGGAGGCCACCCGGGCCTGCATCTCGGAGGAGAGGAAGTAGGGCTTGCCCATCGGCCACGGGTTGAAGCTGGAGGCCCCGAGCTTTTCGAGGAAGGAGGACTTGGCGTATTGCCTCCGCTCCACCGCATCGCCCAGGGACAGGAGCTTCGAGACATCCCCGAAGTTGAACACGTTCAACTGGTCCAACTCGTTCAGGGCCCGCATGGACGACAACCCGTTCTTCATCTGCAACGACATCGGGATGCCGAACATCTCACCCTCTTGCCCTCGGAACTGCTCGATGGGGCGCTGGGTGTAGAAGGAGCGGTTGGTGAACCACTCCACCGGGACACGGATGGCGGGGTTCAGGTTGCCCCCGATGAAATCCTTGATGCCCGAGGTGGACTCGGGATCGAAGGTCTGGGTGATCGTGGACACCAGGCGGTTCAGTTCGGCGAAGGGGAGGAAGTTGCCGAACATCTTGACGTAGAGCCCATCGGGACGCTTCTCCGTGGGAATGCCCAGGTTGGTCTGGATGAACTCGGGGAGGAAGGACTGCATCTCCAGTTCCGACATCCCCATCATCTTGTTGGCGTTGGTGTGCGCCTTCTCCCACCAGGTCAGGGTCGAGGGCTTCTGGAAGGCGGCCTTCAACTGGGACTGGATGGCGAACTTCTGGTAGCTGTAGAAGGGGATCAGCTTCTTGAAGATGTACCGCTCGGCGTTGGAGAGATCGGCCCGGGCCGGGTCGTAGACCCACGGCTTGATGGCATTGAACGCCTCCTCGATGGTCGTTCCCTTCTGCTTCGCGTACTGGATCGCCACCGCGATCTTCGCGTGGTTGTCCAGGAACTCCATGTTCTTCGCACCGAGCTTCGCCCATCCCGATTCGGTGGGGCTGAGGAACTTGGAGACGAACCCCGCTTCCTGGGTGGCCGCATTGTTGATGCCCGCGATGCCCGCCCCCATCACCCCGAGTTCATCCCGGACCAGGGTGCCGTTGATGGCCCCCGTGCGCTGGCCCGCCTGGATGATGTCGGCGGCCGACACATGACCCACCGTGCCCAGGTCGATCAGGATCTTCTGGGCGGCGGTCGTATCGCCCTCCAAGGCGGCCGACACGGTGCGGGCGACCTTGAAGGCGGAAACATGGTCGGCGAGCGAGGGGAGCAATCCCAGGCCCGTAGACGCGGACACCTGGGTCGCCATCACGTCGCGGGCACGGGACTTCAGGAACCAGGGGGGAAGCACCGTTCCCGCCTTCCACCAGGACGTAACCTTGTCGAACACGGGCCAGGTGCGGGCGAGCGAGGTGGGCTCGAACATCTGGTTCCACATGCCCTTCCTGCCGTACAGCCCCTCGTGGACCGTGGGGTCGTACCAATGGATCTCGGTGTCGGCGTGCTTCGCCATCCACTTCTTCAGGAGATCATCGGCGTTGACCTTCGGAGCCCCCGGCAGGAGCTTCTCGTTCAGGATCTCGGCCCGGCGGTTGAAGACATCCTTCAACTCCTGGAGGGGCATGTTGCCGTTCTTCTCCTGGCGCAGGAGGATGTGCAACTCGTCGATCATCTCCGAGCCGTGGGGGTCGTTGTCCAGGATCTTCTTGACCAACGAAGCCCGCTCCCTGGGGGCCGCCTTCAGCGAACCCGTGATGTCCCGAATAACCTCGCGGAAGCGTCCCAGGGTCTCCTTGACGGCCTGGCGCTCGTTGTCGATGAGGAGGCCCAGGCGTTCCACCTCGCCCTTGCGGGCGGACATATCGAAAGCCCACTGCTCGGCCACGGCCGCCTTGGGAAAGGGGTTCTTGTCCACCTCGGCGAGGAAGGCTGCGTCGGCGTCTTCGAAGACGCCCGCCGCCCTGTCCGCTGCGACACCAGGGGTAGTCAACTCCAAGCGCCCCTTCCGCCGTTCCATGTACTGTCGGAAGTAGGATGCCTTATCCCCAACGGCTTCCTCCCAATTCTTGGCGACCATCTGGCGGATCTCGTCCAGGGGCTTCGACGCATCCTTGAAGGTCTCGCGGGCGGCCTTCAACTCGGTGAGGGCCTGCTCCACCTCGGACTCCGACCAGGACTTGGCGGTCTTCGCGAAGGCCGAACTCTCGGCCGATCGCGCCACCTCGGTCTGGGCGTTGGGGAGACGATCGCGCAGGTAGGTGAGGCGCGTCTCCAGGTTGTCGATCATCTCCTCCAGACGGCGATGGGCCTTCGGGGATTTGACCAGTTCCCGGGCGTTGAGCTTGAGGGCTTCCTGGTGCTGGGCGGCCAGGGTGTTGCCGATGTCCTCGGCGTTTCGCCCCTGCTGGGTGGTGAGGTTGCGCTTGGCCGCATTCTCCTCGGCGGCGGTACGCCGCACCTCGCGCCCGGCGCTCTTGTTGCGCAGGTCGGCGAAGCGGGCCTTCTGCTCGGCCTGGAGGGCGGCGGCTTCCTCGGGGGCGCTGTTGCTCACCCGCTTCGTGAGATCGCGGAGATCGCCCTTCACCTGCTGCGCCATGGGGACGTGGACGTTCACACCCTCGTCGAGGGTGGCGAGCTTCTCGCCCCAGAACTGCACCCGCTGGACGGCATCGTCCAGGTTGCGCTCCAGGTTGCGCTGCTCCTTGAAAAGCCCGTTGTCGTACCGCGTGATCGCCGACTCGGCGTAGTCGCGGGTGATCTTGATGGGGCGCACGGTGCGGGTCGGATCGTCCGTTACCGTAGTCGTCTTCGTGTGGACCTGGGCGGTGGCGGGTTCCGGGGTAGCCCCAGGCTCCAGGGTGACCTTCTGCTTGGGGACGATACCATCGGAAGAATTCGGAGTGGAGCCCGTCTCCAGGGAGACTCCCTTGCCGGGGCGTCCCTTGCTGAGATCCTCAACCGTGCGCGAAGTAACCGCGCCTCGCACCGATTGACCTTCCCCCAAGGCCGGGTTCACCGCATCCGCGATGGGGTCGAAGAAGACCTTGCCCTTCTCCGTCACGGGATCAGCCGCCGTGGTGAGTTCGACGTACCTGGTCATGTGCTGACCCAGTTTCGTGTTCTTCATCTCCTGGGTAACAGGGGCCTTGTTGGGTACCTCCAGGTCGGGGTCCCAGTCGTTGGCCTTGGTGTTTACCAGGGCCTCGCGGTGCTTGACCACGGCCCGCTCCACCGTGTCCACCGTGACCTCTTCCCCCGCGTCCCGCATACTCTTCTCGATGCGGGCCACCTCGTCGGAGAAGTAGTCCATCATCTCCTGGCGGGATTGCAGGAGCCGGGCCTTGTTGTTGACCTGGAACACCTCGTCCACGAGTTCACCGTGGTTGAGGGCCTTGCCCGGGGCGGCCATCTTCGCCTTGTTGACCACGACTCCCACATACTTCTGCTGGAGGTCGTAGTTCTTCGACACCTCGGAGATCCTCGATTTCGCGAGGATCAACGGGCTTTCGTCGATGGCCTTGTGGAAGGCCGCCTTCTCCATCATCCCGATGTGGGACTCGATGCGGCGGTGCATCGTGTAGAAGGGATTCGTGGACATGAACTGGAAGGCTTCGTTGGCGGCCTCATCCCCGGCCTGCCCCGCGCCCTTCAGCTTCTTCAGGAGGTCCTCGGGGATGACCTTCGACAGAAGCTCCATCACCGACATCGTGCCGTTGTCCCCGTTGAGGGTGACGGCCTTGTAGTTGGTCAACCGGGAGCCGTAGTTGGCGGCCCACAGGTTCATCTCCATCATCGTGCTTTCGAGGTTCACGCGGCCCGCCGTGGCCTTGGTGATCTCGGCTCCCAGGAGCTTCCGCATCTCGGGGGTGAGGGAGCGGGGGAGATATTGCTCGATGGTGGTGGTAAGGACGCTCGCCGCCTGCTCGCCCAGGCCGATGCGACGGGAGAGGTCCCGAAGGGCTTCGCCCACGTCGGCGAGCTTCTGGAGGTGGTCGATGTCCTTGTCGTCCATGATGCTCTGGAGGAGCGCCTTGGCCGTGGTCTGGTACTTCTGCCCCATCACCTGCGAGGGCAGGGGTTCCCCGGTCAGGATGTCGGCGGCACGGGTGGCTGCCGAGGTGTCCTTGGCTCCCGGGGAAACGATCCCCTTGTCGCTGGTGACCGGACGCCCCTCGATGTCGGAGAGCACCACGTCCACGGGCTTGTACTCGTGGGGGGCGAGGTCAACACCCGGGCGCAACCTGGACTCGTAGGGAGCCGACAGGGGATTGGCCCGGAAGGAGTCGGGGAGACGAGCATCGGGGAGTTCGTTGATCCACCGCTCGAAGGCGTTGGCGACCCGGGACGGGTCGTTGGACTTCAGTTCGATTTCGAGGTCCCGGGCGATCTTTCGCTGGGACTCGTACACCATGTCGCGAACACCCCCCGCGCTTCGACGCTCCGCACCCTGAAGGAGGTCGCGGGTGCGACGCTTGGCGAGGGCCACGCCGGGGCCATCTTCGATGGCCTTCATCATGGCGGCGGCATCGTCCACCGAGGTCACCCCGATGTCGTGCAGGAGGGTGATCGTGGAGAGGTCCTGGTTGTCGAGCTTCAGCCCCTTCTTGACCGCATCATCGACAACCTTCTTGAGCAGGGGGAACCATTGTTGCGCATCGCGTCGGGCCTGTTCGGCGGCACCCTTGGCGGCCTCGCCGATGGCCCGCCGCTCGGGGTCGGCCACGGCCAGCCGGGCACGGGTGAAGAGGTTCAGCACCGCCGAGGTGGCGGGGTTGGAGTTCAGCCACCCCACCATCCCATCCACGGTCTTTGCGGTATAGAGGTCCAGGTTCACCGGGGCCTTGAAGGCGAATCCCTTCTCGGTGAAGGGGACCTTGAAGGCGAAGAGAGCCCGACGCACCGGGGATGCCTCGTTTGCCACACTGGCTGCAAGCCCAGCTGGTGTGTTTTCCACCATGTCCTTGAATACGGCGGCCCCGAAGTTCTTCGAGCCCTTGGCGAAGGCCGAGGCCCCCTCGGTGGCCTTGACGATCTTCGCAAAGGGGGACCACATCAACTCCAGGGGCGAGGTGAGGATGTCCCCCACCGTGTTGATGGCGAAGTTGGCGATACCACCTTCGGCGTCGTTGTCCCCGAACGCCTTGCGGACATCGGCGAAGTTCACGTCCTTGGTGATATGGGTGCCGAAGACCCCATCGGAGATCTGAAACAGGGGGTTGTTGAGGAAGCCCTGGAGCAGGCCCTCCCCGATTCCCCCGCGCCCCGTACCCTCCAGGAAGCCCGTGACCATCTGCCCGCCCAGGAGGCGGTTGGGGACTTGCAGGGCCCGCCAGAAGAGGGCGGGCTTGTCCTGCTCCACCTGGGCCTGGGCCACCTGCTCGGGGGTGGGCATGTAGGGCTCGGTGACGGAGGGTTGACGGCGGCTGCCGAAGCCGCCACCGGAACCGAAGCCGCGATCGTTGCCGTCACCGAAGGGCATGTTCTACTCACAGACCGGGGAATTTATCCGCCAACCGAGTCAACCAGGATTCACGGGGCATCAGGGCGTAATCCACGACCTGCTGTACCACCTTCGGATCATTCGCCAGGGACCCGGGATCAATCACTCCCTCCTTGATCGCCTCAGCGTACACGTCGGCGTAATTCTTGGAGAGCTTGTCGAGTTTTGCTTGCGGGTTAGCCCCGTAAACATTGGCCTCCCAGGCCCCCTTCGGGGGCGTGTAGAAGTCCTTGACCCATGGGAGTTCCACGATCTCGTTGTTCGGCCCCAAGGCCCAGTGACCCGGGTTCTTTCGATTCAGGATGTCCACCGCATCGGCGATGGAGGCCGCCCCTACCACCTCATTAAGACGTTGCTTGGACCAATCCGACCGTGCCATACCGAAGGCTTCTTGAACACGAGTGTACGCAGCATCTTTGGCTTGCCGCGCAAGATCGGGACCTTGCTTGCCCCTCTCCAACGAAACCGGGCCACTCGGTTTGGGCTTCAAGGCAGCGCCCCTCTTCGTCGTCTCCGGCGGTGGAGCAACCTTCGTCCCGTCATTCACCCCCACCACGGGCCCCGTGTTGCTGGGGGTAGTGGGTTGAGGAGCAAGGGATTGGGTCTTATCCATCAGGATGGACAATTCCTTCATCTTCACATCGACGAGATCGTTGATGCGCTGGGCATCGGCGTCGTCCACCTTACCGTCGCTCATGGCGGCTCGGGTGTAGTCCTTCAGCATGGCGGTCATCTGGGCCACCAAAGGAGCGGCCTCGGGATGATCCATGATCGCCGTGCTGAATGTGCCCGCCGCCTGCCGGAGCTTAGGGGCGGTAGCTTGTGCCAAGGCAGCAGCTTTGTCGCGTTCCTCTTGTGGAATGTCGGTCACGGCACCATAGACCGTGGATAGATTCTCGATGTACTGCTGTTGGAACGAGGCCACGGCCTTCGCTTCATCCTGGGCCGCCGACCCGTAGAACTTCTGGAGATCGGCCTTCATCGTGGCGTCGAAATGCTTCTCGTTGGAGACACGATCGAAGATCGCCGTGAACCGCTGGAAATTGGCTTCCCGGTTAGCACGGTTGTTCTGGTCTTCGTTGATCTTCATCCCACGGCGCGTGGCCTCGGTCCCGGCCATCGTCGCCGCGATCTGCACCCCTTTGCCGAAGCGGTCGAGGGCGCGATCGGCGAAGTAGTTCTTGAGTTCAAGGCCCGTCTTCGTGTTCTGGAGTTCCTGACCCTTGACCCCCTCCTTCAGAGACCGCAGCCCCAGTCGGGCCTTCTCGGAGGCGACCGAGGCATCGGCCTCGGCCCCTGTGACATCCGCCTTCGCCTTCGCGAGACCGAGCTTGCCGAGTTCCGGGGCATTCCCAGCATTGACCTCGGACACGGTGGCGTCCGCCTTTTCCTTGCGCACCAAGGCGTCCAGGCGTTGCCCCTGCGGGGACGTGGGATCGAAGGTCAGCTTACCGCTCGGATCACGGACCAGGGCTTCCTTGTAGAGCGCAAGCTCATCGGCCATGGCCTTGTGCTTCTCGTCCAGGGCGGCCTGTTCCTTGCGGAACGTTTGGTCCTCCTTCTGGAGGTTGACCTGGGTGTCGAACTGGGACTGCTGCTGCTGGCGTGCGCGGTCCTGGTTCACCACCTCGGGGAGTTGTGCGGTCCCTCGGGCGAGGCCCTGAGTGAACCCAGAGAGTCCGTCCGCCATGGCTTACCCCTTGAAGACGCCCTTGGTCCCGGTACCCGCCGTGAGAATGTTGCCACCGACCTGACCCACACCGCCGAGCGTCTGCGCCAGCGGGGAGGGGATCTGACCCAGGGTCGAGAACTGGGACGCCTGCCCCAACTGGGTGTTGGCGAGCGTTTGCTGCTGGCCGAAGAGGTTGTTGAGAAACGCCTGCCCGGCGTTCGCCGCGTTGAGGAGATCGGGCACCCGTTGTTGGGCCGCCAGGAGTTGCGTCTGCCGATGGGCGTTTGCCAACCCCTCGCCCAGACGAGCCCCGGCCTCGTACTCGGCGTCTCGGGCCGAGCCTGAGCGGTAGCCCGGCCCGCCCTGCATCCCCGACAACTGGGTCATGCGGTCATTCAGGAAGGCATTCGCCCCGGCGTTGGCCTGGGAGATGCCCTGCTGGTTCATCGCATCAACAGCAGTAGGTGTCAGCGTATAGGGGTTGGCGAGGACATTCTGAACGATCCCCTGAATCTGCGAGAACAGGGGATCGTTCTGGTAGTTCGAGATCCCCTGCTCCACGGTCTTCCCCGCCGCCGATGTGGCCTTGCTGGCCTTCTTGACTTGAGAGTTCTCGCCCATGATCCTTCTCCGGTCGGACGGTGCGGATGTCCCGCTGGAAGATCGTCGCCACGGGTTCGTATCCGTGGGACTCATAAAGTGTAGTAGTTTCCCGGTTGGCGGTCAATACAACCGCTTGAACATGCGTGATTCGATTGGCCTGGAGCACCTTCCGAGCGGTGCGGTAGAGCAGAGCCGTGGCCTTCCCCGCCCGGTATTCGGGGCGAATGTAGAACCCCACACTGGAGGCGATCGTGGAGTTCTCGCTCCCCACGAAGGGGAGCATCTGGAGGTGCATGTAGCCCACGGGCTTCGCCTCGTCATAAGCCATGAGGACCACGTTCGAGGGATCCAAGCACCACCCCATGATCCGGTGATAGGCCAGGAGCACACCCCTCTCATTCATGCCCGCAGCGGCGAAGGGATACTTCGCCACGGCATCCTCGTGGAGTTCTCGGGAGAGTATCCAGAGGTCGGGGAAGTTGGTGTGGTCCGCGACGATGACGCGCATCAAAGGGCTCCCAGAAGCACCGTTATTCTGCTGAGGCACAACGACGTGACGTGCTGTTTAAACTTGTCGCTCTTGCCTTGAACAACGGTCGCCAGGTACGTCTGGACATCCGCGATCGTAGCGCACGCCTGGACATCGGCGGTACACGCTTGGGCCTCCTGCTTCGCAAGGTTGGCCTGCCAGTCGGCATACTTCTGGGCGAGAATGGTAGCCCGCTCGGGGTTGGTCCCGTCCTGGAGGAGTTGCGCCAGTTCATCGAGTTCCGTCTGGTCCATTACGAGGTCTTCCTTGTGCCCGTGAAAATGATGCCGAGCAGGTTGATGGTCCCAGCGAAGGTGTCATCAGCATTGCCCACCCGGGCGTCCCGGAACACGGTCCCCTTGATGTAGTATTCCGTGCCGAGAGTGTTGGCGGCGAACACGGTCCCCAGGCTGTGGTCCACGAACACCCCCACGCCGAAGATGTTGACGCTTTGGGCCGCCGCCACATCAAACTGCGTTCCACCGGACACGGCCAACTGTCCGCTGCGTACCGCACGGCAAGTCACCTCCACCTCGACCGCCGCCCCGGTACCCGCCGACCCCATGCGGTAGGACACCGAAGCCGTCACCGCCTGCGAGGTGTCCAACTCCTTCGGGACGTAAAAGGCGAAGGCATGATCGGTACGGGCCGCATCGGCCATGTTGCGACCGACCACATGCCCGTCCATGTCGGCCGCATCCGACAGCGACCCATCCGCCGCCGCCAGCGTGCCTGCCGTCGCCGAGTTGGGGCGATTGCCGAAGTGCCACTGCCAGGAGATCGTGCGATCCGGGACTCCCAGCGTTGCGCGGGCTGTAGCCGCGTCAGCGTCGTCGAGCACCGTGCGCATGAACGAGGTCAGCGTGGTGGTCGTCGCCGTACCCGACCCGGTGAAGTAGGGGAGCTTGTCCGCTGCGCTTGTGGTTGACGCCAGGGCCGTCAACTCGGTGTCGAGGGGCTGATAGGTCGTGGGGAGAGATGAAGCCAGGGCGGTCAACGTAGCGAGGTTGGTGGTCGTTTGACCCTGGAGATTCGCCAAGTACCAATTCACCATCACCTGCATCTGCTCGGCCCAGAGGCGAAGCTGCGGATTCGTGATCTGCGGGGGGATGGGGAGGTTCGGGGTGAAGCTCATCGGGCCTCCACCTCATCGGCTTCGACCATGAATTCATTGATGTACCACCCCGCCCGGGTGTCCGGGGAACCGATGTCGGTGACGTACTGATTGCCGCCGATGCGCAGGATGAAGGCACGGGCCAGGCCGCCGACGACCGCCTCCGCTTTGGGCCCCACCGTAGGCTCGTACACAGCGGCAAAGTCCGGGGCCGAAGAGAAGGACAAGGTACGCGACAGGGAATACGGCGCGATACACCCGAGGACATACCCACTCGACGAGTAATATGCGCCGAAGGCCACCCACCGCGCTCTTTTCAACGTGAGCACCGTACCGAAGTCCACCACGAAATCCGCGTAAGTACCGATGCCTCCGAGGGCAACGATGTCATTCGTAGCGAGCGTCGGCAACGATGTACCCGAAGAGTCAAGATAGAGTTCCGTCGTCGTGTTGTAGACAATTCGGTTGAAGTAGTACCGTGAGGTGCTTGTATCGTAGACATGTACGCACAAGCCGCTGTAGGCTCCCGCCGTCATCGACGTTTGTGTGACGACATAATACGCACTACCGGATGCGGCGAGCGATGAAAACACCGCGCTCAGTCCGTCGAAGTCCTGTCCGCCCACCTTACACAGGTACCCATGCGACCCGAACATCATGCACGGCGTACCCGTCGTGTCGTCGATCTCCTGCAAGAACTCCGCGTCTAAACGGTGACGAGTCCAGACGCCCTGGCCCACGTCGAAAACAAGCACGATGTCGCACTTGGTGGAAGAGGACGACGACACGCCGAACCAAAGTTGCCGACGCGCGCTGTAGGGTGCCGCCGTCCATTTATATGAGTAGGAGCGATTGAGCTTCGAGCGATAGGTGTACTCGATCGAGGGCTTGTCGAACCCGGGAGGTGAGGTCAGATTCTCGGTTCCACCGCCATCCCAAAGCGCGATCTGCGAGTCCGCCATGAAAACGTGCAAGCCCTGCTTGTCGTTCACCACAGGGGGATGATCGGCGGCTATGATGGCGTTGTGCGCCACCGCCCCGAGATTCCGCGAAGCGAAGTTCAGAAGGAACGGAGTCGTCGTGTCCCCCGTCGCCGTGATGAAGACACGCCCGTCACGGATGTACGCCACCAACCGATCGTACATGGTCGTCAACCCAACCACGGGATCGCCCGTATCGAGATCAACGTCGAGGTACTGCGTCGAGTGGTTGAACTCCTCCATGTTCCCGATCGCCGAGTAGTAGAGGCGCGTCGGGTAGAGCGGCACTCCGGCCACCCACATGCGGTCTTTGTAGACGCGAACCAGCGACCCCGTGGGCGCTTCCTTGTTCGATGTGTACGTCAGCGTGTTCGTCGTGCCCGCCGCCGAGATCGTCACCGACACGGTGGTCGATCGGTTCTCTTCCACCGTCGCGGCGAGATACGCCGTACCCGTGATTGATCCCGGCGTACCGACGACGTAGATCCGTCGCTGCCCGACCTGCTTTTCACTTGATCGTTGAAGCAACGTCACCGAGATGGAGAGGTTGCCACCCGACGTGGTGACCGCCGTGTATGGCGACGGATTGCTTTCCACTCCTGTTTGCGGATTCCTGAACGTGTAGTAGACATACCACGTTCCGGCTGCGAACCCGGCTCCTGCCGCCGCCGCTGCGGTACAAGCGACCACCGGGGCACGAATGCCCATCGGATAGGTGGAAGACCCATCGCATCGGAAAGGCCGATGACCGTTGCCACGACCAATGTACGCAACAGAGCCATATTGGGTGTAGCTTGCCTTTCCCGTCTTCGGGATGAATCCGAGCGGCCTCGTGACCCCCGTGCTTTGGTTGAAGCCCCAGAGCCCGCCACCGCACAGAATCATCGTCTCCGAAATCAGTTCGCCCTTCGGTCCGACACGAGAGAAGTCCTGGATCAGGTCGATCTCGGGCGGGTCGGACATCGTGATGAAGCCGTTGTCCCACCAGATACCGTCTTCGCCTTCGGGGAAGAGATAGGCCGTCTGCGACGTGGCGTTGCCGATCGTCGCAAGGTTGTTCCCGGTGCCGTCGTTCAAGCGAAGCCCAGCGACGATCTGGATCAGGTTCGACGGCGTGGCGGGTGTGTTACCACTGACGACTTCGGAAATGTTGATCTCGCGGAACTGATACCCGGGGAGGATGTACGGACCGACGCCGTTGCCCGTGTAGTAATCCTTAAAGATCACGATGTCATCGATGATGCCGAAGGCCGAACGGTCGTTGAACGTGTACGGGTAGGTGAACGACGTACAGAGACGACCGACACTCACGAAGTCGGACGGGGTAGCGTAGTCGGTCGCGTTCAGGTTCGTCACGACGGTCGGGTAGTTGCCCGTCGAGCCTTCCACGGTGAGGATCGTTCGGATGTTCGGCGTCGCCGCGTCGCTATAGACGACCGACACACGGATGCGCTTACCCACATTGGCGGCAAGATCCAGCACCACGTCCTGCGTCTTCGTCGAGGCGTTGTCCTGGAAGTAGGTGCGGATCTGGTTTGAGACTACTCGGACGCCGAGGGGTTTTGGGTTCGTTGTGTCAGTACCCCACCAGAGCAGGGTTTGATCTCGAACGGTCGTTTCACCCGTTGCCAGGAGTGGGACAAATACGAAGCTAACGAGCCACTTGCGGTATCCGGTCGTTCCGGTGCCGGAGTTCTTGAAGATGATGGTTGAGACGGTTCCGCTTGCCCCGCCCCCAAGATTCCAGATGACTTCGCCATCTTCGCCTCCGAACTTCAACGCCGATTGGCCGAACTTCAGCGTGTTGTCCGTGACCCATTCCGGCCCCGCCGACCCCCACTGGATCACCGTTGTCGATCCCGTGCAAGCGTCGAGACTCTGATGCCCCGTCCCCTCGTTCATCGGGAAATAGGCATAGAGCCCATTGTTCGTCGAGGCCGCATACTCACCCACATACAGACGCAACTCACGCCCAGAGATCTGCGCCGATGTCGCGTTGAGTGTCGTTGTGCCTCCGCTACCCGCCGCGTTCTTGTAGAACCGCAACGCCGAGATGTTGAACGGGCCGTAGGACGCATCGCCTGCGGAGGGGGCATCCGTGCCCGCCGCCGTGTCCACCCCCACCCAGAAATCGAGCGTCGTCGTGATGTACGTCCCGATCGTCGAGAGCGCATCCGAACCGATCAGCGTACCCGAGCCATCGCGCACCGCGAATGTCCAGGTCGTTCCCGAGGAGTTGTAGAACTCCAAGTGCCGGGAGGCCATGATCTGCGTGCGCGCGGCATCACCGTCCGTCACCGTCCACGTTTTCAACACCGCCGCCGTCGCGTCATAGACCTTGACAACCCACGACCCCGTGGACGAAAAGTCGTAGTAGCACCAGACGAAACGGTTCGCCCCCGTACCGTACCCTCGCGACAACACCGTCGCCGAGGTGGACGTGGTATACGCTCGGATCTGCACCTCACATGCGAACCCGAACCGATCTCCCGATCCGAACGACATGCCCTTGATGCGGCCGAAGTCGTTGTACCCGTCGAGCGATGCGCAGCAGTCCTTGAACGGCGTGCTGTTGAGGCGTGAATACCCCTGACGGACCTTCATCGCCCGCTCGGAGAAGTCGAGATTCAGGAGATCCGCGCACTCGATGCGGGTGTTCTGGACGGGAATGGACCGATCGGAAAGCCCGGCGAAGCGGTCAACGTGGGAGACGAGTTTTCGAGTAGCCATCGGATCATCGCCCCACCGGAGACCCCGTGTAGATGGAAGACGGCCACGCCTCACCTTGAGCGTTGCCCGGGAGCTGGTACGGGTTGCGCTGATAGAACGCGCCGTCCATACCACTCGAAGACTTGCGAAGATCCGCCACCGCCGCGCGGTACAGCATCTCGAACGTCTGGCGCTGGTCCGCCCCGAGATACTGAGGGAACATCAACGCCGCCCCGTGAATCAAGCCGTCAACGAGATCGCGGGGGAAGCGGTAATCGAGCTGGGTCGCATCGTCCGTGGCCGACGTGATCTGCGTCGGGAATCCCAGATAGTTGTAGTTGATCGTGTAACTGGCGTCAGGCGTCGGGAAGAGCCGAAGTTGCCAGGCCCCTGTGGAGGCGCTGCGCTTGACCAGCATCGCATGACGCGGACGGCCCGAGGCCGTGAGCAACAGCGACAACGAGGAGTTGTCGTACTGCTGCTGCGTGAGCATGGTCAATGGCTCGTAGGGTGACGACGCATGACGAACCGAGGGGTAGATCAATTCGTACACGTCATCGGCGAGGGCATAGGTGGCCCCGCTACCCGACGATGCGGAGATCGTCCCCTCCACCACGAAGGCGAGGGGACGAGCCTCGCGCACCATGGCGCGAAGCGTGCGGTCCAGGGCGAACTTGATCTCGTTCGCCAAGGCGGTCTCAGCCGTCGCCGTGTTCGCCATATGGAAGGCGACACGGCTGACCAGGGTTCCGATCGTGACGGAATCGACCGACATCGCTCACTCCTTAGCCCGGGACGGTTTGGAACGCTCCGTCCTTTTCGACGAGCTTCTTGCGGGGGGTGTTCGGGGCGGTGACGATTTCGGGAGCGGGACCCGTGCTTTCATCGAAAGCGCAGTAATGCTCCGGCTTCGCCTTCTCGAACTTGGCCGCGACCTCGCCTCGGAACTTGTCCTTGCCGACCACCTTGAACGCGGCCTGAGCAAGCGAGATGCGCTCCTTCTCCGACACGTCGAAGATGCGCGTCACCTCGCTCCAGTTGAGGAGCGGAACGCCACGAGCGAGAACCTTGTCCTTAAAGACACGGGTGGCTCGGTGGGTACCCGAAGCTCCGGTGCCCATACCGCCGACTTCATCCATGAGCTTCGACTTCGGCGGGTTGATCTCCTGGTCCGCAAAGCAGACCGCACCATGGGTAACGTCCAAGGTGTAGAAGATGCCCGTGTAGTCCAGTTCTTTTGTGACGATGTTCGTCTGTGTGCCGAATCGCTCTTGGTATTGCATCAGCGGATACCGCTCCAGAAGAGAAACCGTTGCTGCCAAGGTAGACGCCTCGGCTCGATGAATTTGTTGCTGCCGCAAGAAGGACACCCCCTCTCCCGCTGGATTTTAGCCCAACGAGAGAAGGTGTGGCAGCTCTTGCAAAGGTAGATCAGAGATTGACCCACGCTTTTTTCACGATCGTAAGAACGTCGGTCGTCGCGCTCAGTGCTTCTTTGGCAATGACCGGAGCTTGGAGGCCAGCGGTCAAAGACGTACCGCCCGACTCCATGTACCCCGGCTTGTTGCCCGTCACAGACGGCACAAGCACGTCGAGGTCAGCGATCGTCGTGGTATTGGCATAGACCAACACCGAGGCGATACCGAGACAGGTGACCGAGATGATGTCGTTGGTGACCGCATCCTTGCCCGTGCATCCAGAAGTCGCGGTGTCGGATCCCGAACCACCCACGCCTTCGTAAACACCCACAAGGATGTGATCGGACCCCGCCGCAGCAGGAACCTTCACGACCTTCGTGCCCGTGGTATCGCCGGAGGCGATACCCACAAGCATACCAACCGAGATCGCCGCACCCGCCGTGAACACGCGGGTCTCGCGCTCGGCTTGCTGCTGCGTCGTATCGGCGCTGGAAATCGGACCGAGAATCTTCGTCTGGTTCATGTTCTCGCTCCTTTCTTATTGCGCGTAGTTGAAGACGACGAATTGGTTGCGCGGCGAAACGCAGCGCAACTGCCCACGCCAGCGCATGAACTGCACCGAGGCGAACTGATCGACCGGGGACTTCGGCGGCGAGAGCGTGAAGTTCTTGCGCGCATCAATCGTGAACCCGAGGGTCTCCGTGTTGATGCCGTAGATCAACGGCGCATTCTGGATCGCCGCACCGCTCGTTTGAGCAGCCAGCGTGTTCCAGGACTTCGCCCACTCGTCGTAAACGAGCGTCTTGCCCTTGAAGGCGAGACCTTCGAGGGTGAGTTCGCCCGTGCCGTAGTAGGACGGCGTGCGGTAAATGACCTGCTTGGTTTGGACCGCGAACTCGTAGTCGTTGTACGCGCGGGGCGAACACACGATCAAGTCCGGAGAACCACCAAGACCATAGGCCGCGACGTTGAAGATCTGAACGAGGTTCTTGAGGCCGCCGTTCGGACCGTAGGGAGCCGTGGACGAGATGCCGAGGATGTTGGTCCCCGCCGTGTTGTGGTCCCAGTTGACCGAGAGGTTTTCCCACCCCGTACCACCCGCCTCGTCCGCCGTGTACGCGACACGCTGAACGCCCGCGTAGCTGTTGGCCGCCTGGCGATAGCGCCAGTGGTCACCACCCGGAGCATTCGTGGCCGCCGCGATTTCAGCGGTGTTCGTGTACGCCGAGCCCGACTCGTTCAAGTGCGAGGCCGGGCAGATGATCTGCTCCAGGCCCGTGATGCGTTTGGAGTTCGTGATGTTGCCAGCATACATATCAATGCAGAGGCGACGACCGAAGCCGAGTTCGGTCTGGACGACCATCTGCTTCATGCGGTTCGCGATGGCCTCATCCGAGGTGAACTCATCCTCTTCCTGCTCACTCATCGCGAGCGGCGAGGAGTAGTTCGCGTAGGTGATTTCACCTGCGGTCGTACCCTGGATCGGGGTCGTGCTCACCGTGTCGTAGTAGCTGTACGCTTCCGCCGTGTTGAGGATGTCCATGAGGCGGATGGCCTCGGACTGCGGCAGGTTCTTGCGCACATCGGCTTTCGCCAGAAGGATCTTCAAGAGCGGGTAGCCCCTGGAGACGACATCGACCGCCTTGTTGCGGTCATACCAACGCGGAAGCACGGTCGTGGAAAGCGTATTCCACGTCGTGTTCTGCATATTCGGAGAAGTGATCGGCATGGGTTACTCCTTAAAGGCCGATCTCGATCTCAACCCCCGCCGTTTCGCCGGGCCTGGGAAATGAGATCCGTCAAGTCCACTTTTCCCCCGGACCGCTGATTGCCCGAGGTGTTGCCGTTGAAAAGTTGACCCTGCCGCTTGTTCTCCGCCGGGCGTTGCCCGGTCGGTCCGAGTGCCTTCAGGTTCGGCCCTGCAACAGCGTACAGGGCTTGCTCGTGCGAGAGGTGCGGGGCCGTTTGTCGCAGCTTGTCCGCAGCCTCTTTGTATTGGTTGGCGTTCGCGTACTTGGACTCCAGGGCCTTCCAAGCACCGCTTACCTTTTGTTCCTGGAACTCCTTGATGACCGGGAGGAACTGCTCGTTGATGAGCTTCTTGTACTGCTCAAGCTCCTGGAACACCGGAGCCATCACTTCCCGGACCACCTGGAACGACGCCGCCTTGATGTGCGTGACGTTCTCGTCGTTGAAGTACGCGGCCGGGTCAGCCTTCATCCAGGGCTGCTCCTCCACGTTCGTCTGCGCGGGCTGCTTGCCCGCCTGCATCGCGGCCATGAATCGGGCCGCGTAATCGGGGTCGGAGATGAGGCGGTCAAGGGCAGCCGCCTTCTCCTGGGCCTTGGCGAGGGCCTCGGACTCTTCCTTCCGCTTGCGGGTGTAGTCCCCCTGGAACGACTTCTGGAACTTCTCGACGATGCCGCGAACGTCATCGGGGAGTTCATCCAGCGACGGCAAAGCGTCGTCATTCTCCATGGGAGCGTCGGTCTGGACGACATCAGCCTCCGGGCTCGGAGTCGCTTCAGTATCGTCCACCTCGGTCGCAAGATGATCGGAGGAGAAATCCATAGAGTCTTAGCCCTTCTTAACCGGGTTCGTGCGCGTCATACCCGGGTTCGTGAATTGACCGCCACCACCACCGAACATCGAACCCTTACCACTCTTCTTCGTCTGCTTCGGCATGTACCACCTCTTTTCGGAGATCGGAGTCCATGATTGATCTGCCCCGTTTGCCCCAGTCGGCGAACTCAGGAAACTGAGCCTTGAGTTCCGGGTACTTCTCGAACTCTCGCTTGTAGGGGTTCTCGGGTCGGAGATCTCCGGCCCCACAACTCGTGAACCCGAACTCGCGTTCATACGTCAGGCGCTCCTCGTCGGAGCGGAAGGGCTCAGGCCCCTCATGGATAATCGCACCGGACTTATCCCGCTCGATATGATAGCGGGGCCACTTTTCCCGTGCAACAGGATCCGCGAAATCCTCAACGCACTTGGACCCCGCCCCATGGTCGATCCAACGGGCATTGCCGTTGGCGAAGTGATTGGCGTCACCCTTGACGAAGCCGAAGGGTACGTCAATCGCTCCCCGCTTCGACTCCTCGGTGAACTTCTCGAACTCCTTGGCATAGGAGTAGAGTTTCTTCACTCCGGGGGACACCTCGAAGAACGCGCCCCCCATGAAGGTACGGTCGCCGTCGCGAGGCATCCCTCGCTTTTCCATGAAGGCGTCGAAAGCATCCGGCCATGTGTCCGGGTAGGTCATCCTTGCTCCATCTGCATCATGCCCGCCTCACCGGAAGGGACCGTCTCCGACGAGGGGGCGCTGCCCCCTTGACCCCCCTGCATCTGCTGCATAACCGCCGCCTGCTGCAGCTGGGCGAGCATGGCGGGATCGTCGGAGTTGAAGAGAGCCGAGTTCATGTCCAGCCCTATCGCCCGGAAGAACTCCTTCCAGAGCGTCATCTGATTGAGGATCTGCTGGGCCACCGGATTCTGCGCCGACATCTGGATGGCCGTCGCCAGCCGTTGCGCCCGCATATCGTCGGACACGGCTCGGGCCGAGCCCGGCCGCACCGCAATACGCAGGCCCGAACGGATGTCCGCTTCCACCCAGTTGAGCTTCACCCAGATCGCCGCCGCCTCGGGACCGAGGATACGAGCGATGGTCTCGGCGTCGTAGAACTGGGCCGCCATGGCGAGGCGCTTGGTCGCCACCTCCCCCAGGAACGTCTCGACGGCGGCGGCCTTGTGGGCCGTGGCGACGGTGGCGTACTGGGAGATGTTCGACGCCTCGGTGGCGGTCGTCCCCGACTTCAAAGCTTGCCCGAATTGGTTCGGAGAGAAGCCCATCGTCATCCCGATGGTGCGGTCGATGAAGCCCAGGTAGTTCAGCACCTCGGGCGACCGGGATTCCTTCGGGATCTTGTGGATGATCGAGCGGATGTCCTGCTTGTTCGGCCCCATCTTCACCGGGACCAGACGGCCCACGGCGGGATCGGTGTGGCCAAAGATCTCCTTGTCCGAGATCGACTCCGAATCGTAGTAGGTCACATCGTCCTGCTCACGGGCGAAGCCGTCCAGGGCCTTCGTGCTCACCAACCGCTCGGCCAGGATCTCGGTGTAGACCGTCAGGAGATCGGACTGGGGGAACACGCAGTCCCCGTCGTAGTTCCACCCCAGCACGGTCGCCGGGTGCTTGCACCAGTACGGCTTATCCACCTTGCGGAGGATGTTACCCTGCTCCCCGTCGATGACGTAGAGCGTCCAGGAGCCGTCTTTGTTGCGGGAGAAGATCTCGTATAGGAGGATCTTATCGTCATCCGCCTCCTCGTCGTTCAGGTTCGGGGTATCGACCGATGACCTGCCGATCTTCTTGTAATACTGGGTCTTCGGGGTCGCGGTCAGGTTCCTCGTATTTGTGAAGAACTCATAGGACTTGACCGCCTCCAGGTCGGCGTAGATCACCCGACCCACCCACGACGCCGTGTCGATGGACGCAGCCTCCGGGTCAATGAGGAAATGCCAAGGCGAGATGCGCCGGGTGACGATCTCCTCGCGGAGCATCCGGGCATCCGTCTCGAAGGAGACGCCCGGGTCTTCCTCGGGCTGGCCCGCCATCGCCACACCCATCGTCGCTTCGAGACCGCTCGTGACCTCGTTCAAGGTCGGGTTGGTGATCTCTTGCTTGCGCTTCTTCGGGCGCTTGTCCTCGTCCTTCTCCTCCTCGAAATCACACTCGTAGGAGGTCCAGGCGATGCCGAGGCCGTACTTCACCGCATCGCGGATGACGGTACGGATTTCCTTCGTGACCGACCCCTCGCAGCTCCAGTCGGAGTTGGTGAGGTCCTCCAGCATGGGGGGCACATCCCCTCCGAGGCGTGGGGAGTAGCCGTCCACGAAGAACTTGGCGTTGTTGGAGAAGAGTTGCGACTCGGTGGTGTGGACGATGCGGTAGACGCGACCGGGGTAGATCTGCTTCAGTTGGTCCTGGAAAGATCCCTTGGCCTCGAACTCGGTGCGTCGGTAGCCGTCCTCCACCGCGAGCCAGAACCCCTCGAACTTCTTCCTGAACTCGAAGTATTTGAGGGCGGCGTTGACGAAGTATTCCCCGTCCCGCTTGGTCCGCTTGGAGGTCGGGGCGCTTCGTTTGGCCCCACCGGATTGAATCACCCCGTTCTCGGGGACGATACCACCGAAGTCCATCAGACTCGCCTCACACCAGGGCCCGGTACGCGGTATACGCCCACTCGGTCCTGCTCCTCCAGCATATCGTCCACCATCGTACTGAGCAAGAACCCAGTTCGGGGAGCGTCATTCGCGGACGACTTCTTCACCTTCTTCGGGATCTGTCCGTACTGGAACACGTCGGCGAGGCAATCCACCGCGTCGTCGTTCTTGTACCGGGGGAAGAACTCCAGTTCGTTCAACACCACATCCAGCCCTCGCCGCACATGGAGCTTCTTCTGCTTCGTCATGTTCTCCATGCGGGAGATGCGCTCGAACTTCTTCTGGGTGGGTCCCCGGTTCAGCATGTCCAGGCTATAGGCGTACCCGGTCTTCACCATGTCCTCCCGGAGCCAGGACCCCAGTTGCAACTGGAAGTTGCTGGCCTCGACCAGGACCTTCTTCGGGTTCCATCGGACGGCGTGGGAGCGGATCCAGTCCACGAGCTGGGGACCATCGGGATGCCCCCGGGTCATGTCCACGACCCAGTAGTGCCCATCGGCGTCGATGGCGCCGGTGCGGACCACGGCGGGATCGTGCTCGGTCTT